CATTGACCAACCATCTGGAGAATCTGGAGTTTAGCGTCATCCAACCCATAGACACATTTGTCTAGAATGTTTTTGGCGTTCGACATAAACTCATGGCATTTATCGATTCCGTCCGACATACTCACAGAAAGCGAGCTGTATTTACAGAAAGGGATGCGCATGAAATTGTCGACCCAGTTCTTAATTTTGAAATATTCAGGATCGCATTTGTCCATTGATCGGAGCATGTTGATTTTCTGCATAGCGGATGCTTTCAATTTTGAAGGAATAGCCGATTCCAGAAGAGCGAGTCTATATGGTTTATCGATTCCCATATGCTGATTGACTTCTTTTAATTGAGACATGATTTTTCTCTGCTCGGCATTGGACATTTTGGTCTTAAAGAATTCCATTTCATTCGGCCTAGCCGAATCAGAATGAATGAGTTTCTTGTATTCTTTTGTATTATTTTTGCGAGCATCTTTGACAAGTTTGCGAATATCGGCAGAACAATCGGCAATCGCACGTTTGAGAATCTTGCTCTTAGGATTTTTGTGAAGTTTTTTAGTCAAGTCTTTTTTGAGCTCGAGTAGCTCGAGGTATTCGGATTCGACATCGACTTCTTCTCCTGCTTCTTCCTCTTCTTTGACCTTCTTGTCTTTCTTCTTTTTATTTTTCTTGTCTTCTTCGGATTTATTATCCTTGCTGTCCGAATCGTTTCCATCTGGTTGCTCGATTTTTTCGTATTTTTCTTTCATAAAGGTCTCTTCGTCATCTGTATCACACTCTTCGTCTTCGTCTTCGTCATCATCATCATCTTCTTCATCTTCGTAGCCGAAATAATCATTGTATTCTTCTTCTTCGGTGGTTGGAGCACCCATAGAGAGAATGATATTAATAGCGTTTTTCTTCTTGCCTTTCTTTTTGTTATCTTTGCTATCATCGTCATCGTCATCCTCTTCATCCTCATCATCATCGTCATCGTCATCATCATCGTCATCATCATCGTCATCATCATCTTCGTCCTCTTCATACTCTTCTTCGTCGTCGTCCTCCTCCTCCTCTTCCTCTTCTTCCTTCTTCTTCTTTTTGAGAACATGTTTTTTAGAAGAAGAACGTTTTACTTTTTTTTCTTCTTCCTCTTCCTCTTCTTCTTCAGACGAAGAAGAAGCAGCATTTTTTTTACTGTAAGATGATGGAAACATTTTGGCTAAAAATTTTTTATAATTTTTTTTGTCAAATTTTTCTTCTTTTTTTTTATCTTTTTTCGAGACATTCTTCTTTGTCATCTTCTTCTTATCTGATTTCTTAGGAGGTTCGTAATCAGAATCTGATGAAGATACACTAGTAGAATCTTCATCATCCTCCCATTCGGGTTCAGAATCAGAATCAGGGTCTCTCTTTCCACGGTTCTTGGATTGTCCTTTCTTTCCTTTTGGAATTTGGTTAGCAGCAGTTTTGATAGTCATGGTTATAAATGTAGGTATATGTGCTGTTTACAAAAAAGATAAAAAAGGAATCAATTTTATGACCTTACAAAAAACAACTTGATAAAAATTGATTCAAAACAATATAAATATTGTGTTCCTATATACTATAGCATGTCATCAACTAAACTTGCTCCATCCCGTATTATTGGAATTCAATTCGGTATGCTTTCTCCGGAAGAAATCGAAAGAAATGCCGTTGTGGAGGTGAAAACGCGTGATACTTATGTCAATAATAAACCGTTGCCGGAAGGACTCTTTGACCCCCGAATGGGAGTTTTAGAACCAGGGCTCATCTGTCCAACAGATGGTTTGACCTATATTGATACACCCGGATATTTCGGTTGTATTAAATTGGCAAAACCTGTTCTCTTTCTGCAGCATATCAAAGATATTATGAAAATAGCAAAATGCGTATGTTTCAAATGTAGCAAATTGCTCATCAATAAAAATCAACACAAACACATATTGTCTTATCCATTGGAAAAGAGATGGGACTATGTAGCACCCTTAGCAGCAAAAGTCCGCCGGTGTGGTGAAGCCATTGATGATGGTTGCGGATGTAAGCAGCCAGAAAAAGTCAAATTAGAAGGATTTGAAAAGGTCTATGCTGTATGGAAGGATATCGAATCCAAACAGGAGGATGGAACAACTGTCAAAAAGGATGTCAATATGCGACTAACGCCGGAGTTGTTGCTAAAGATCTTCCGAAGAATTTCCGACGAAGATTGTTCCTTCATGGGATTCAGTCCTGTTTGGTCGCGTCCTGAATGGATGATTTGCCAAGTGCTTCCGGTTCCTCCTCCCGCTGTCCGGCCTTCTGTTAAGTTAGACGCTCAACAGAGGTCAGAAGACGATTTGACACACATTTACGCAAATATTGTCAAGACAAACAAAGACCTTTTTGACAAACTACAGAAGCCTGATACGACGGCGGTAGTCATTGAGGGATTGACAAGTGTCTTACAGTATTTCGTTGCTATGATTGTCAATAATAAAATCAAGGGAGCTGTTCCTATGGCACAGCGTTCTGGTCGTCCTTTACAATGTATCATGGGCAGACTGAATTCGAAGAATGGGCGTATTCGAGGTAATCTCATGGGAAAACGTGTGGATTACAGTGCGCGTTCGGTCATTACTGGCGATCCCAATCTTTCTGTCCAACAGTTAGGTGTTCCTCTGAAGATTGCGAAGAATCTGACAAAACCAGTCATTGTCAATGACAAGAATCGCGATTTCCTAATGCAGCTCATACAGAATGGTCCGGATATTCATCCAGGAGCGAAGATTGTGGAGCGAAAGAATGGCGAGATGATTTCTTTGAGATATGCTGACGTTGCGTCGATTCGTTTGGAGAACGGAGACACTGTTCATCGTCATATGATGGACGGGGATGCTGTTCTCTTCAATCGACAGCCTTCTCTTCATAGAATGTCAATGATGTGTCATATCGTCAAGATCATGAAACAGGGTGATTCTTTTAGGTTTAATGTTGCATGTACGAAACCATACAATGCCGACTTTGATGGCGACGAAATGAATATGCATCTACCGCAGAATGTATTAGCGGAGACAGAGCTGCGCCATTTGGCAGCGATCCCCTACCAAGTATTAACACCTGTCGGTCCAGGTCCGTTGATTGGTATTTATCAAGATTCATTATTAGGATCTTTCCGTTTTACAAGACCGAATGTAAAACTAACACCAAGAGAGGCCATGAATTTGTTAGCAATGTTTCCGCGAGTGGATGTTCAGAAACTACTGGAGAACAAAGATCACCTTACAAGTTTCGATATTCTCTCACAGATACTTCCAGACATGACTCTCAAATACAAAAAAGATGACAATGTCATGGAAATCAGAAATGGTAAATATGTCAGCGGTCAATTGGAAAAGTCGATGTTAGGAGCTTCAACTAAGGGGCTCATTCATCGAATCTATAATGATTATGGACCTTTTGCTGCTACAAATTTCATTGACGATCTTCAGCAGGTGGTTACAGAATACATGAAGACAAGCTCATTTAGTGTTGGTATCAGCGATTTGATAGCCAACAAAGTCACACAGGAGAAAATCGTTCAAATTATAACAGAAAAAAAGATAGAGGTTCAATCCGAATTAGATAAACTCCATCTTGGAACATTCAAAAACGATACATCAAATTCGAATATGGTTCAGTTTGAGACAACCGTTAATAATATTCTTAACAAGGCAACCGAGCTTTCTGGTAAAGAAGGTCGTAAGAACTTGAGTAAAGACAATCGTTTCTTGATGATTGTAGAATCGGGTTCGAAAGGGTCTCTTGTGAATATCTCACAGATGATTTCTTGTTTAGGACAGACAAACGTCGATGGTAAACGAATTTCATATGGTTTTGAAGACAGAACACTACCGCATTTCAAGAAATTCGACGACTCGCCAGGAGCCCGTGGATTTATCGAGAATTCCTATATTTCGGGATTGACCGCACCAGAACTATTCTTCCATGCTATGGGCGGTCGTATTGGGTTGATTGATACTGCTGTCAAAACGAGCAGTACAGGATACATTCAACGCCGTCTTATCAAGGGTTTAGAGGATCTTAAAGTCGAATATGATTTGACAGTTCGAAATAATCGCGGTAAAATCATTCAATTTGCTTATGGAGACGACGGAATCGATTCTACTAGAGTAGAAGCACAGTCAGTTCCTTTGGTAGGAATGAGCGTTGAAGATGTATATATGCATTATGACATTGCTGGTATTTCAGAGGAAAGCAGTAAAGACATGACAGCAGTCTATACAAAGGGAACGATTACACGCCTCAAAAAACAGAGACGTGAAACGGTTGAAAAGGTCACAAAGTATATCGAACGCATGTTAGAAGAACGCGATGCCTTAGTAAAAGGAGTATTCCGATATAAAGATGATACAATGGTCAAGGTTCCTGTTTCATTCCAACACCTCATAACAAACCTACAAGGTCAATTGGGATTGAATAGCCATTCATCTACCGATTTGACACCTTTAGAGGCCTTCGATATGGTTGAAGAAACTTTTGAAAAATTAAAGAAACTAACATTTGCTCCGCCAACAAAGTTATTCGAAGTCCTTTATTACTTCTATTTGACTCCACGCGAATTGCTTGTTCACAAACGATTTCACCGCAAGGGATTAGAACTTATGTTGGACACGGTTGTTATGAAATACAAACAGTCCATTGTTCATCCGGGAGAAATGGTAGGAGTCGTTGCTGGACAGTCCATCGGTGAACCTACAACACAACTGACCTTGAACTCTGTTACATATGAGACAGAAATCGTTGTGAGAAATAGCAAGAATCAAATCAAGAAGGTACAAATCGGCGACTTTGTGACAGAACATATGAATAAATCGAAGAAGCTGGAGTATATGGAGGATAAAGACACTACCTACGCGGAATTAGAGGAATACTATGAAGTACCATCGGCGAACGAAGCTGGACAAACGGTATGGACACGTATTGAGGCAGTGACACAGCATCCGGTTATCAATAAAGATGGAACAGATACTATGATCAAGGTAACCACTGAGGGATGTCGTGAAGTCATTGTCACAAAGGCAAAATCTGTTCTCCAACTCGTGGATGGAAAGATACAACCCATTTCAGGAGAGGATTTGAAGGTAGGTGATTACTTCCCAGCATCGAAGAAACCGCTGGAATATGATGAATTACATCTATTAGACTTGCGTGAAATGCTTCCTCCTACTGAGTTCTTATATGGAAGTGAATATCACAAGGCAAAGTCAGTTATGACCGAATATCATTGGTGGTCTAAACACTCTGGAAAATTATTCATATTACCACATAGCCGAAGCGATGCTTTCGTCGATTTGACAAAGTCAGACAAGGTATTTGACCCTGATTGTGTTTATATGAAACTGGTGAACATGTGCGATTACCGAGTTCCTGCTGAAATACCACTTGATTACGATTTCGGATATTTGGTAGGAGCTTATTGTGCAGAGGGATGTATGACGAAAAACCAGATTTCTATAGCGAACAACGAGTTGGACTATTTGAAACCGATTGAGAGGCTTTGTCAAAAATGGAATATTACAACCAAGGTATATTGTGCTACTGATAAGAATCAAGAAGGATGGATGAGTCAGGACATCAGGATTTACAATACAGTTCTATGTCGAGTATTGGAACAATTATGCGGAAAACTAAGCCACAATAAGTTCGTTTCTGACAAAATCATATTCTCCAACCGCGAATGTATTTTGGGTTTCTTAGACGCATATATTGGAGGAGATGGATGTGTCCATAAGTCATCTTATAATGACCGAATCTGTGATATATCTGTATCGTCTGTATCCCACCGTATGTTGACAGATGTCTTGGTCATTCTTAAAAATATGGGTATTACGGCTTCTATCTCTAAACTAAAGAAAATAGAATCTAATAATCGTGGGAGCAAGAATATTAAGCAATGTTACCAGCTGAAGATTCGTAATCAACAGGCACAAAAGCTCGGCGCAGTGCTTCATCTCCCCATCAAGGATAAGCAAGACCGTATCGACACTCTCTTAACACAGACATTCCAATATGAATATGATAAGGCCTTTATGACAATCCCGAATAAGGTTGCCGGAGAAATCGTATTTCAAGAAAGAGGCGACCAAGTTCCGGATTTGATTTTTGACAAAATCGTCAAAATAGAAGAAGTCCCTAATACCACAAAATACGCATATGACCTAACCGTTGCGGAGACTAGAAACTTCGACTGCTTGAATGGTCTAAACTTAAGAGACACTTTCCATTTAGCAGGTGTTGCTTCAAAATCCAATGTAACACGTGGTGTTCCACGTATTGAAGAAATCCTGCGTTTGACCGATAATCCAAAGAAGCCAGCAATGACTATTCATTTGAAATCCGTAGACGAAGCAGACAAGGATAGAGCAACCGTATATGCCAATATGTTAGAACACACTGTTCTACGTGATGTGGTCAAGGGTGTTCAAATATGTTTTGACCCCTTGGAACGTTCTACCTTTATCGAGAGTGATAAAAAATGGATAGAGACCTTTTATGCTTTTGAAGATATGATGAAGGAATGTAATGAAAATGAAGACGAAACCGCAGCAAAATCGAAATGGGTGGTTCGAATGGAATTGGATGCCGAAGCACTTCTCGAGCGTAATATTACAATGGATGATGTTCATTTTGCCATAAAGAATGTTCATAGCGATATCCAATGTATCTATTCCGATTACAACGATGAAGACCTAGTCTTCCGCATTCGAACCAATGCAGATATGTTTAAGAAGAAGAAGGGAGCTCTCCAGAGTTTAGATCAAAGCGACGAGATATACCTACTTCGCAATTTTCAAGATGGACTTCTCAACCATATTGTGCTACGCGGTGTCCAAGGTATCGAAAATGTTATTCCAAGAAAACTTCAGAATATGGTTGCCAAGGAGGATGGTAAGTATGTCAAAAAGGATACTTGGGTATTGGATACTACAGGAACAAATATGCTGGATGTGCTCGGAACAGAATTTATCGATTTCAAACGAACTTATAGTAATGATATTGGAGAGGTATTTGATGTTTTAGGAATTGAAGCGGCTCGCCAGATCATTTTCAATGAGTTTTCAGAAGTCATGGAATTTAGTGATGTCAATATCAATTACCATCATCTCAGTCTTCTTTGTGATAGAATGACTGTGACGAAAAACATGGTTGCGATTTTCCGTTCTGGTCTACACAATGACAACATTGGGCCAATCGCTAAAGCGACATTCGAAGTTCATACAGAGATATTACTACAAGCGGCTAGACATGCGGATTTCGACGAGATGAGAGGGGTTAGTGCGAATGTTATGTGTGGCCAGTTTGGATATTATGGAACAGGAGCATTCAATGTCATTTTAGATATGAAAGAGATGGCGAAACAGGAGGCGAAAGAGGCAACTGTTCGACGCGATGGTCAAGATATCGAATCCGGATTTAGTCAAAAAGAAGATATTGGGTGTGCGAATATTCGTCTACATATCAATAACAATATAACATCGATTCATCAAGAGAATGAAGGTGTTTGCCAGGACCAATATGATATGGGTTTCTAAGGACAAGATAAAATATAACTTTCATGTATATGGGTGGTAAACATTCTAGGTTGTTTCGCTATAAACGTCGTGTTCCTCCTATCCCTCCAATACCTTCTATTTCGATACCTAATTATAAATACCCACAATTTATTTTTTCTTATTTGATGAGTCAATCAGGAGGGTATAAAATTACATTTACAACACCAAATGGTGAAAGTGGAAATGTATCTATGCCTTCCAATGAGCCTCAACCGGTAAATACGTCAACCATATCATCTACAGCAGCCCCCACTTCCACTCCACAAGCAACCACTCCACAAGCAACCACACGACCAGCTTATAGCACAGGATTGACTACTCCACCTGCTGGTTCAAGTGGTTCAAATAGTTCAAGTGGTTCAAGTGGTTCAACTGATACTAAAGTATTATCACCCTCTCCATATGTTGCACCTGGTATTCCCCCTTTTTGGGTCGCAGCTATTTGGGCAATGGCAATGACAGATGACATTGGAGAAATAAAGGATTATAATACATTGAAATTATTTTATGAAACAGTCGCAAATAAAATAAAAGAGATAATGGGGGATGGTTCAAATGGAGTACAAAATGTAAGTGCTCTTATTTATTTTTGTACTGTAGTATCGATTTTATTCGAACCTTTTTTGGAAAACTTCACTTATAATTATTTAAATGTTTATTTTCCAGATATTTTTAATGATCTCAATACAGGTTCGGATATTATATCCGGTGCGAGTAAATATACGAAATTTATTATGGTAAAATATTACTCAACTCACGCATCAGATATAATAAAATCAAACCGTTATCCAGGAAGTGGATATATTCCTGTAAGCGAACAAAAAGTAATGAAATATGCCGTTCCTAATATTATGAATTCAATTATAGATTTATTAACTGACAAAGACCCAATATCTGGTCTATAAATATTTTATGTATATATTATAAATGAAATATTTATTAATTGGTGTATTATGTATCATTATCATATGGATGTTAAATATAAAAATAATAGAAGGAGACACCACTATACCAAACGCTTCAGGTAAAATTGAAACAGGTACAATTCAGGATATGCGCGATTTTTTGGAAAAAATGTATAGTATATGTTTATTGAATCCAAATGATACCACTGAAAATAACACGAAAAATACAAACTGCTTCAAAGTTAGTATTTTAGGTGCTTATCTTTGGCCTACATTAGCCGGATACACCAAACAATCTTTAGAGGATTTGATTCCAATATATGGAAAAAGCACAGAAGAAAAATCGCTTGCTGGTCAAATGGCAGAGGAACAAGATACTACCCCTGAACCGGTCCCTATTTTATTGAATGATACTGATTATCAACTCTTTCTCCAGCTTGCTATTTTAGGTCGTTTACTTCAACCGTTTACATCAGAAAATTGGGATAATTATAATTCTGCTGTAATTTGGTTTAAAGATGATAATGGTTATGCTATAGATGGATGTAAGCAACGTTGGGGTGGGTATGAAGGTGCCATGTCCTTAGTAGATGAATATTTGAGAAAAATAACCCTCATTCTAGGATATTTTCATTCACAAACAAATAATAATAATTCAGTTAGTAATGGAGATTCTGTATACACAAGTATGTATTCATCCTATAAATAATAAGAATCGATCTAAAAACATAATACAGATTATATAATATGTATTATATGAAGCATCTATTTATTGTTTTATTACCGCTATACAACGCTTTTCGTGTACGATTCTCCCCTTTGACACATTCGCAACTTTCTCTTACCAAAAATACACCTTATGGACCTTTAGAATCCACGTCGTTTTCGGATCTGTACAAAGGATTGGAAAAAGATTCGATAAAGAGTATTTATTTTTCCGAAGATTTGAAAGACATTTATGTAGTAGAAAATCCCGAAAAGGTTCCTACAAAAGTTGCCCATTCTCATCCACTTTTAACAGAACAACTGGTTCAATATGCTAGAGAACATGAAATAAAAACAACTATATTAGAACCAGTAAATAGTGTTTTTGACAAAGGTGGACAGTTTTTAACAGGAATATTCGATCTAACGATTATGGCTATTGGGTTCTCTATTTTGTATAATTTTTTTGTTTTATTGTTTCAAAGCTTTCAAGGAAGAAATAAATCAACGAATAGGAATGGAATGAGAAATCCAATGACACCTTTTGGATTCATGACACACTCTGAAAAAGAGGTCGACCAAACCACTATTACTACTCGATTGAGTGATTGGGCGGGAAGTCCAGAAGTTTTAGAAGAATGTTCTGAAATCGTATCTTACCTTCGTAATTCAACCCTTTATGACGCCGTTGGTGCTGAATTACCGAAAGGTATTTTATTGGATGGCCCACCAGGAACTGGAAAAACTCTCTTAGCAAAAGCCATTGCCGGAGAAACGAATGCGACTTTTTTATCCATGTCTGGTAGTGAATTTGTGGAATTATTTGTAGGAATGGGCGCTGCCAAAGTTCGCGAACTCTTTAAAGAAGCTCGTGAGAAAGCACCTTCTATTATCTTTATTGACGAAATCGACGCGGTTGGTAAAAAAAGGTCGGTTTCAAATGCTGCAAATACAAATGATGAACGAGAACAAACATTGAATCAAATCTTGAGCGAAATGGACGGATTTGAACCCAATAATGGAGTTATGGTATTAGCGGCGACAAATAGGCGAGATGTTCTCGATGATGCTCTTTTAAGACCTGGTCGGTTCGACCGACTTGTTTATGTTCCTCTTCCTGACCGTCAAAGTCGTGAGGCCATTTTGTCCCTCTATATGTCAAACAAAAATATTTCTATTCCCGTAGGTGATTTAGCGGAAGCAACTGGAGGGTTTTCTGGAGCTCAATTGAAAAATCTGTTGAATGAAGCGGCGATTCTAGCAGCAAGAGGGGGCAACACATTGGTCACAAAGGATAATATTGATGGGGCTCTTGAAAAGCTTATCGTCGGGCTTCCAAAACGGGTTGATAGTAGGTCGTTGTCTACTCGTGTTCGTGTTGCGATTCACGAATTAGGTCATGCTCTTATGGCGGCGTCTTTCCCAGAGACGTTCGATTTGAAAAAGGTATCGATGAAACATACCTATGAAGGTGTGGGGGGATACACACTTTTTGGAGAAAAGCCAGAAATACAAGAGGGGGGTCTTTATACAAAAGAAATTATGATGAACCGGATCATTGTTGCTTTAGGAGGGAAAGCATCGGAGACTCTTATGTATGGCGAAGATGGGGTTTCAGTGGGGGCCTCACAGGATTTGAAACAGGCGAATGAACTTGCGCGTGCGATGGTTGAGCAATATGGAATGGGTGTGGGATTAGAAGGGTTTTCCGTATCACCTTCTTTGGGTAGATCATCCGAAAGGACACGTGAAAATGTGGATGAAGCCGTAAATGAACTAATCGAATACGCAATGATACAGGCAAAAAAACGGTTAACGGAGCTACAAAAAATGCGTAATCAGTTATTAGTCGTATTATTAAAAGATGGTGTCTTAGAGGGGTCTGTCGTTATGGATGCTCTATATAAAGTGGGACATTTCAAACCGATGAAGAATTAGAGTTTTTAATCGCCTACGGCGATTACTCGGTTATAAATTAACAGTTGCCAAATCATATTTTTTATCATAAAGATATGATTTTCATTGTGCCCCCTATCACCTATGGTAAGTTGTCAAAATATTCGTTCAAAGACATCGTTGTATTTTTAGACATAAGTGTCAAGAAAGCGGGGTCGGTTCCAGAGACCGCGGGTTTGATAATCGAATATTCCGGTAAATAATTACTTGGCGAATCTCCACCAGTAGGCACTCGAACAAAAATGTAATTATTTCCCTCGGATAATATCAACCAGTTTGTGGAATCAGCAAGATGTTTGAGTTTTTTCTGATGGAAAATAACGATCGGCAATTTAAGTCCTGCCGCGAGAACCCACAAGTCAAGTGTTGTTAGAGGGTAAGCCGCCATAACAATCGCCTCTTCCAATGTATATTTACCCTTTATGATATTATCGACCATATCGCGTTTTCCTTGATTACGAAGGATTTTCAACACCTTTTCATAATACTGACCATATTTCCCATATTCTTGAACCAATCGCACTTTGATTTCTTCGACTGTCATAAAGGTTCCATACGCATATTTATGAGCATAAATGATAGGATAATAACTACACCGAACGGTTTTATGAAGAGACATTTCGCTGGATTTAGACGAGAAAAATCGCTTCCATTCAGAGGTCGATTGTTTTCCTACGATGGCATGCGTTGATTTTACACACTCGATTTGTAAACGATCTTCCACATCTTTAAAAGAAGTAGTCTTTGTGACCATCTCGCGTTGCGTCTGTTGTGATATTTCATTGCCGTATTTTTGTGTCATGATTGGATTTGCGGTTTCATAGGTAATAAGAGTATTCTTATGTTGATAGGGTTCCAAACTTTTTAGATAATCGGGAGTTATCAGAGATTCCAGAAGAAGCATTTCTGTAGAATTAATTTTGTATTCCGTATTTGTAAGATTCAAATAGGTTTTCGCATTCATCATAAAGAGTTGTATTCGTTTGTATCTGGCCAATTCATCTGCAATACGGGAATAGTAAATAACATCATTCGGTTGGCGACTGACTAGATGGTATTTTGGAAGAAGGAGTTGATATTTTCCATTTTGGAGAACACAATACGATTTGGATTCGGGGGTCATAAAACAATCGCTTATTTCTTTCAATTTATCTAGAGCTTCATCATCATATTCGCGAAACGCAACAAAGGGATCACAAAGGGCATGTAGAAGGGTTTCGAGGGCTTCGCGTGGGTTGGCGGATGATTTGGATTCGGTCAGTTTTGTGATCTGTTGTTTGTAATGCCAATTCGCTGGGTCGTTCATTAGAATGCGGACAGTGGTACGGAACGCACTATAGAATTGGGTTTCAAGCTGGATTTTGCGAATGGTCTGGGTTCTCTCGGGGTCTTCTATTTTCGTCTGGGCCATGATTTTATCAGCGACCAAATAGTTCTCATCGCGAAGAAGGGGGATTTCGTCTTCTATTGGTTCGGCGGGTTCAGAAAGCATGATAAATTGGTTGGTTTCTGTTATAACACCTACAATATATCCGTCTTCTTCGATTTTAAAAACGGGTCTGGACAAGATTTTACCTTGAGACCGTTCATAGACTTTATTGAGAACATCTATGGTGTCCCTATAATTCATCCAGAGTTCGGGGTCGTCCATAAACACCGCTGGCAGTTCGTCTAAAAGGGTTGATGGAAAACATGGTATATAGACAGCGCCCCCCTTGTATACTACAGTTATACCTACGACTTTTCCCTGATAATTGAGAACCTGGGCCTTTGGTTTGAACTTGTATTCTAAAAGTAGGAGTAGGAGGGTCTCTGCTGGAGGACTGCGTTGGAATTTGTATATATTCGGCATACTCGATTTCGGTGAGCAATAATTTTGTATAGAATTGCGGATGATTTGGAGAACTTCTTGAATGGGCGACTTGTTCTCAATAAATGTTTTTTCAATCGTAGTTGCGCTGTTTGCCTTCGACCGAAATAGATAAATCGGTTCGAAAAATTCGTCGTGTTGTAAAAGAATAACCGTTTCCTTTTGAACATCGAACAATACGGGGGAATAAACCGAGGTTGGACAAAGGAGTTCGATATCGTCCGTCATATCTACTTGACGAATACGAAGAATCGCCAGATTACATCCATTGGGAAAAAGCAGCGGATTGGGAGAACATATGATATCCCATAGGTAAGTATGGTCAATATACGATTCGGGATTCTTCAAGAACATTCGAAAGTTCTCATACGCAGCAATACTATCATTAATAAAATCCATGTGTGTTTCATTCCCCTTGTCTAGCTTCGATTGGAACTCAGCGGATTCGTATATTCTATGGTCAATCGCGTCTACATCCACAATTTTAGGGCGGAAAATAGCGGCAAGCGACCCATTGTGATATTTCAAAAAGAGATCGATGCTAACAGTGGAAGCCAAAATATCACACATCACCTGTATCGAGGGTGTTTCTTGATTGGTCTTATAGGCATATATATCGGCAATACATGCTATGAATGATTTTTTAGTAGAGTTCTCTACACCGTATCGAAGAAGAGTCGTTTGGTTGGGTTTGAGATATTTATTATTATGCGGATCAGCGGCTTTTGAATTATCGGATTGTAAAAGGTGCTGTACAGAGATGGGCATATATCCCCATCTTTTAGGTGGGAGTGGATATCTTCGAATATCCATAATATATGTATCCTGTTTGACATTCCCTTTCTTGGGTGCTTCATCCTTCAGTCCTTCTTCTTCTTGACAGGACTTGCGACGTGATATTTGTGCTTTTGAATCCCATTCTTTTTTGAAACAACAGGGCATACACGACCCCTTCGGATGAAGTTTTCCCTCTAAAAATCCGGGTGAGTTCTCGAAGTAATTATCTTGTTTATTTTTATCAAAATGTTGTTCAGGATGATTGAATTCAAATACATAATGTCCCGGTTTGACTGTTTTTGACCCACGTTCAAGAATCTTGCCACATACCTTGCCTTCTTTTGCGTCTTTCTCAGAAATGGGTTGATTTGTTTTCAAACACCAGTATCTAGGACAAATATAAAAGTTTTTATTTTCGGGGTCGGTTCCATATTCTAAAGCATGTGAATAAGATTTTGACCCATTTTTTTTGTCAGTCGCGTCAATATCCTCTTTTTCTTTAGGAGTTAAAATAACGGGTTGTCTGTATCTATTTGCTGGACAAATCTTCGAATATGCGCTGAAATTTCCAGTATCTTCTGATAAAAAAAGTGTGGGTTCTCGCTTTTTCAATTTCGATAAAAAGATATTGTTCGTTCCTTCTTTTAGCAACATTCCGTCAAGTTTATGGGCGCCTCCTTTTGTTTCTTCTTCTTCCTCCTCTTCTTCTTCCATATACATGAGACTATTGGCTGAAGATTCGCTGGATTTTTCAGAAGAGAGAGATTCGTCTTTTTTAGATTCTTCTTCTATGAGAGAAGAGAGAGATTCTTCTTTTTTAGATTCGTCTTTTTGAATGATTTCTGAAGGTTCTTCTAATTCTTTTTCATATTCTTCGAGAACATCGGGTTCAATTTCCACTGTTTCGTATTGTTCTAAATCGCCAAAAGCCGATACTTCTAACTCTTCATCATCGGCAAAGGTTGTCGACGTGTCATAAAGGTGTTTTGTTTCAATGCCTGTTAATACATGGCCAAAGGCCGCTTGTTTCGACTCCTCTACTACCTTTTTGGCACCCATTTTTGTTATGGCGGCGGTTTTTACGCCGGTTGATTTAGGATCTTGTGTAAGACGAAGAATCGCATCCATATAGACAAAAAAGACATCCATATATTCGAGCCAGACATCGGCGATACTATTATCCAAATAAAAGTCGCACACAAAAGCAGATTCATACGATTCGATACGCATACCTACATTGAACCCCGGACTATCCGCGATTTTCATCGATGTTTTCACAAACCGGCCATGTTGTTGGTCGTGGTCTGTTAAGAACTTTGCTAATCGAATCGCTGCTGCTTGTGTTCCTAACTCGTATTTTTCGGAAATAAGCCGGACGATTTCTTCACGCGGATTTCCGAAAAGCCCGGCGATAAAAGCGTCTTCTTCATTCATCGCGCTATAGTTCTCCACGCGTTTATAACGGAACTCGGCACCTTTATCTAAATCTGGTTCATTTCCATCAAACACAGCTAAGAAGAAGGGGCGCACTTTTCCCCAATCAAGCTCCTTCTTCCATGATGTCTTTATGACAACATGAAGGAATTCGATTTCGATTTGTGATTGACGCAAGTTATCAAATCGATTTAGTTCGTATCCATTCTTTTTGAGAAAATCATTCATATGGTCGATGACGGGATTTGCTACGTCTTGTATGACAAGATTCAATTGTTCCAATGTCATAGGTTCTCTAAAATTATTACCAGAAACCGAGATGTCTCCATTGCCAAAAACATGTATATAGAAATCGCCTTTAGAATGTTCCGCTGAAAACGAGATCTGTTTATTACGTCCGGTTTCTTTCGCCAGTTTAATAATGGTTTTAGGAGATAAATAGGGGATTTTTGTTCCATATTTTGTCACAGATGTGCTATATAAACGGTAAATGTTCTCACGTCTAGGTCCAGGATTGTATTTAATAAAGGGAATGTCTAAAGTAGCATGTACGTTTTTGAAAATAACATCGAGAGGGAGAATGTGTTTGAACTCTGGATGAAGAATAATGGAGAATTCTCCGACGCCACGTTCTAAATACGACCATTCGCCTAGTTTTTTGTCGTGAATGTCATAAAGGAAATCTATGATATCATTATTGGCGGGGGATTGTTTTTTAGTTGCTGCAATGAGTTTTCTGCGATTTTCCTGAAGGGCCTCTACACTCGTTATATCTTCTTTGATGAGAAGGGGGAAATAAAGGGCTGTTGCCCATTCTTGAGAAATACCGGAAGATTCGCAATAGGCGAGAACATCTTCAGCAAAACAGGCGTAAATAGTATTGTCTTGAAAATGGCCGCCATGATTATTCAAGAGGAGTTGGTATTCAAAAGATTCTAATGGGTTTGACGAAGACTGTAACCAAAGGGCCTGTTTATCAGGTATCGAAAGCATATCGAAAGGATTTGCTGAAAACAGCTCATTATGTGTACTTCGGAAACGTTTGCCAAGGGGGATTTTATAATACCTAGATTTGTCATAAAGGGTTTCGGTTAGTTCGGTCATGTCTTCTAGTGTGTATGTCTCTTTGTCCTTTCCGATTTTTTTGAGAACATTGGAGGTCACATTCAGATTGACAATAAGTTGTTTGTATTCATCCGCTGAAATGGACCCCGATTTTCCCAACAAGTTCTCCAAAATGACTTGGAGATTGAACTTTTGAATATGACTAAAGAAATAGAGTTCATGATAGGATGTATCTCTTTTATCCTCTTTCGATAGAAAATTCAGGAGTTTATGTTTGACAGTGAAGATAGAATCGTCAGGGTGAATGAGTTCTTTTGAGAACTTTACGGGGATAGATTTATCTTCAATAAACGCGCGTTCTTTTTCATTGAAGGGGGATTCAGTTGCGTTTTCCTTCTCTGGTGAGAACACAACGATTTCTTTGACTTCTCCTTCTTTTCCTAATACGCAAATTTTGTATACAGATTCCATTTATTATGATACGTATAATATATCCTAATAAAAAACGAGCGGGTCTTATGCGTCATAATAAGGATTATCCGTTATTTTCATTCCGCAATATTCTTGAGGCGACGATTTGTAATCTTTCGGAACGTAAATACCCGCCTCTTTGGCCTCTTCTAATAGAAACTTGAAATTCGACCAGAATTCCGATTTATGACCAATGGATTGTGTTGCTACATGAGATAGTTCGTGAATGGCGACAAATGTCAATGTGTTCTCATCAATCAACTCATTATTATTGTGTTTGGCTTTGTTCAAACAAAATGCTATTTTTTCCCCCTTGTTCTCACTATAAGCTGTATGTTCGCTAGTTGGAAGGGTTTCCATAATTTGTTTTGGATTAAATCCGTCGTAAAGACGGAGAACATTGTCTTGATTCGGATATTTTTTGAAAACATAATCAACTAATTTTTTACATTTTTCGGTTACACGTGCCAGTAAATCAGCAGCAGAAGCGACTTCTTTACGATCTCGAACACAATATTTATTTCCATCCACAGTAGATATAACACATTTTAATTGGAGCGTATCTTTATTAGCTAAATAGGTGTAAGCACAGAGAACTAATAATCCAAATACAACAAATTGTAAAAAAAGTTCTCGTTTGTCCATTCTATATATTTAGACCGTTATTTTTTACAACCGATTTATAATTTTTCAACGAGCATAAAAATGCCGGCAATAACGATGAACAGTCTCCAAATCGGACGCATGTTCTCCTACTAAACAAACCAACATATTCTCCGGATGAAAATATCGGCGTATGACTCGGTGAATCATATCCTTTGTTAAATCTTCGACGTAGGTTTTGAAAATTTGTTCATAAGGAACGATGTCGGTTTTGTCATAAAGGATATATTCGATACCATTATAGGTGGTTTTGGTTTGGCCTTGTTCCATATGGAGGGTCAATTGACCTTGGAAATAACCTTTTGTGGATGTGAGTTCTTTTTGGGTTATGCCGTGTTCAATGAGGTCATTCAATAGTTGGAGGAGGAGGGGGAGAACACCTGGTTTGGATTTGTTTTTTAGGGTTTTGGAGGGGTCACAAAGGGTATATATTTCAAAATGTCCAGATGACGCATGATGAGTGGAATGACAAGTCGACGAATAAGTAAGCCCATTTTTTTCGCGAAGGAGCATGAAGAGCCGGCTGGACATGTATCCTCCAATGATATTTTTAAGCAATAAGAGGGGATAGAGATCGGGATGATCATGAGGACAGGTACGGAAAGAAATACTGATATGGGTTGCTTGGACGCCCTTTTTAGGAATGATTTTGAATTGTATATCGGGATTGGTTTTAGGAGGGGTATTGAGACAGAGAGTCGGCATTTGGGTTTTCCACCCATTCTCATTGGAACGATTACTTTTCGAGCGTGTCATAAAGGTTGATTGTTCCAAGAGGTGTTTGATGGTTGCAAAGGAGAGATTGCTGATAACACTGATGCCCATATTATCGGGGCGATAATATTCGCGATATAGTTGTATGACGTCTTTATGATCGAGTGAATGAGGCGACTTGTGGTATTCGAGGGTGTCGATGGGGTCGCTGTAGGGGGTGTCGGTATAGAGGGCTTTATAGATAGCGTCTTCAATATGGCTTAAGGGATTGTCATCGGAACGAATGTTCTCTTCTAAGACAACATGTCTTTCTAAATCCATCTCTTTCTTTTTGAAAACGGAATGGAGAAGGATATCGGCGAGAGTTTTGAGACAGGGTTCTATGAATTGGTCCATACATTTGACTTTATAACAAGTATACTGGCGATGGGTTTCAGCGTTGAAATAGGCGCCCCTATCGTCATAGGTGGTCATAATGCTTAATGGCGTGGGTTTTTGTTTAGTTCCCTTGAAACACATGTGCTCGATGAAATGGGCTGTCCCTTTTTTATAGGGTTCATTTTCATGTATAGAACCCATTTTGATAAAGACAAAAAATGTTGTCATAGGAAGGGAATGTCCTACAGGTTGGTGTATATATTTAAACCCGTTGGGAAATGTATGGGTTCGTATCATCTATAGTATTAGAGGTGATAATATAGATGTTTTTGACAGGGGGGTTTTGTGGGCTTATCTTCCACCAACACCGACTTCTAAAGGCACACGGCCAAGGTCGGGTTCAATGGTGCTTTGATTCCATGGTCCTACAGCAGATTTAGGGATGATAGGGTCAGAACGCTCTTGGAGATTGGCATTTCTGAGAGTTTGGCCAATAGTGTCTAAACCGATGTGATAACCGGCTTGGAGAAGATCAGGGGCAGCGATGTTTCCTTGAGCAACGGGGTTAAGAGCAGCCCATTGGCTGTTTTGGTCAACAGGAAGAAGGTCTTGAGGAGCAGTGGTTGTCTGGGCGGTGTATCCACTCGACAATTGAGGAGCAGGCAATGCAGGAGGGGCACTTGTTTCCATTGCTGAAGGAGCAACAGTAGGAATACTTACTTTTTCACCGGTGCTCATGGCATCCACTCTGATGGTCTTAGATCCAGAATAAGCATAAAGAGCATAGGCCAAAATGAGGAAGATAACCAGAACCATAACTCTCTGGATGGAAAAAAATTTAGTAAAGCCGCTTGAGAAATCACGAGAAAGACTCTTTAACATTGCGTTTATATAAACTCCTGGATAAAATTATTTTTGCCTCTTTCATAATTTTTTGCTAAACATTTATACTCGGTCAGGATTATTCGTGGTCTTCATCGTCCTCCGAATCATCGCTACTGCTATTCAAAACGTCATCCAACATATATTTGTTTTTAATTTGATTGGCTTCTAAATAGGCAGAAAGCGCTAAATCCCGGGCGACCTTGGCTTTTTGACGAGCTTCTTCATACATTTGGTAATACAATTCTTTACGCTCTTTTAAAGCAACTGTATCTGACAATTCGTCTAAATCCAATTCTACCTCACGAAGAGAATCTACTTCGATATCCCCTATTTCTTCTAAAGAGTCTTCTTCAATCTCAGGTTCGAATTCGGTCATTATAGATTCCGATGTAGGAATATCTACTGGCTCTTTAGGCATCGGAGTCTCAATGGGTAGATCCTCTTTGATAAGGGGGATCTCCGTAGATTCTGCCGGAACGGTAGGAATGTCCCCTTTTTTCTTAAAAATACAAGTATTGAATATTTCTTCTGGTTTCATGACCATCATCTGTTTGACTTCTATGTCCACCTGAAAACTTTTGGTAGACGAGCGAACTCCCTGAATCTCTAAAATAACCATAACCTTTGTGTTCTCTACAATCTCTTCCAAAGGAACTGTCTTTTCATCCTCATCGTAAATTTTCATAATAGAATTACCACCACGTGATGGTATGTTGGTGCGAATAATATATTCTTTTCCAGATTTGTAAATCTTGACAGGAGAGGCGAAAGATTGTTCAATGTCTTCTTTTTCTAAATCCGTTTGGAACCATTGTTGGCGATTGTCATAAAGATGTTGTTGTGTTTGATTCTCTAAACGTTCCATCCATCGGAGAAAGTGCTCGTTCTCTTGTTGAAATACCAGGTCGCAATACATCTTTTTCCCACTCTTGGCATGAATCTGTTTGATATAACATTTAGGCGGTTGAATGTAGAGTGGTTGTTCTTTAAAGGAATATCGAATGAAAAACCCGCCACCGGCGCTTGCTACTGGTTTACATAACATCAGATTCGAAAAGGGAAAAGAATCGTTTGTTTCGTGAATCATATAGGATATTTCCATATTCTTCTTTATACTTTTCAAACGCCGATTGTAGATATTCGCGTTTTCTAAATAAAATAAAAATGGGGGATCAAACATAATGAAGAGAACATTACGCGAAACATGTATAGATTTTTTTACGGATGACCATATAAAACAAGATGTGCGCGAAATAATGAAACCCTTGTTTCGAATGATTTATAATGAAGTATATCTTTATTTTTGGATTATTGCGTTTTACCATATATTTGTTGTCATCATGATTCTCTCTATGTTCTGTATTTTATGGCGATTAATGAAACAATACGAAATGAAAAAACACTTGATGTCTAATTTTGTATCGTCTTTTACATAATAATATTGGAAACAAAATTGAATGCCTTTTTTTGAAATCATTCTAGATCATAATTACATACATAAAATCAATATGAATCAATTAATGTCTTGCACTTTTTGCCTTCAAAATAACCACACTGTCCAATTTTGTAGGAACCCTCAAATAGAGGAATCCTTCAAATACTTGATTTGTATCAGTATTAACTGTACTGATTATGAAAATGCTAAAATGGTATTGAACGATTTTAGTGATACACTTGTATCCGCAATCGGCGTTAAAATGACACGTTCTCTTCCAGAGGAATCAAGAGAACATCATACAACCAAAATCATAGAAGCAGTCAAAATAGAAATCGATTATCTTTCGCAATTGTCTGGTATCCAACGCGACGAATATATGAGTTGGCTTTGTAAAGAGGAGTTGATCTCGACTTCACAACCAGATGATTGGACAATCGACACGTATACAACCTACTATTCTGACAGCGATTCACTTGACGGTGTTAATTTGGAAACTGTTTTTGATAGTCTACCAGAACAACCTCCTGCTCATCCTATTTATACCTTGGCAAATAGTTCCACTGAAAATGAAGAGAAATGTTCTCCTACTCCTCTTTTATTGTGTCTTGAAACACAAGAAGAATTGGCAGCAACCACTGAGTGCGCTATTTGTTATGAAACAAAAACAGCTATTGAAATGGATACATTTCAATGTCAACATCCCTTTTGTCATTGTTGTGTTTTACATTTGTTGGCGACAACTGCGACCATGCGTTGTCCTTTCTGTCGCGTACAAGTGAAAACAATCGAAGTCAAAGATTCAGAAAAATTCAATGATATTGAAGATCCGCCATTGTATCTATACATGGAATAAAAAACAAAAAAAATAAAAAAGTATACTTGTATAAAAAGTATACTTTTTTATCTGCATAAAATAATATCGCTATATATTTTATATGGCACGTTCTAGACTATTTAGTATTTTATCAAAACGCAAAGTTCGCGGAGGTCAAGGAGGTGCCGCCGATTATGGTGTAAAAACCTGGGGATATGACCAAGTGGCCGATCCAAATCAAGGAAATGTTATTAAAGCGAATACCCTGACTGGCGGAGCAGCACCCTACACTCCCCCTCCTCCTCCTTCCATGAATGAAATGGTTACTACATCAGAGATGTCCAACCAAGCAATTCAAATGCAAGATGCGTCCATCAAAAATATGATAACACCAAAAACAGAAGCGAATATTCAATCGGATTCTGTTTCACCTAAAACAGGTGGTAAAAGAAAGACAAAACGAAGGAGGTCAAAAAGAAAATATGGACACAAAATAAAGAATGGACGACGAACGAAAACAATTCATTGAGAACATACAGAAATGGGTTGCAATAGATTCGCAGTTGAAAACGATTCATGAAAAGGTCAAAAAGGCACGTGAGACAAAACACCAGCTGATGTCGAATATTTACCAGTATGTCGAAAAGAAGTCATTGGGAAATACTAAGATTGAAATAAGTGATGGAGAATTACGATTTTGCGATAAACGCGAATATCAACCGATTTCTTTTAGATATGTGGAGGATTGTTTAGAAGCCTTGTTAAAAGACCCCAAACAAGTAGAAACCATTATGGATTATCTACATGAACATCGGGAGGTGAAAATATCAAAAGATATTCGGAGACATTACAGCCAATCACTGGTATAAACCCTTGAATAATTATTTGTTTAGGGAAAGTGTAAAAGATACAAAGATATAGCGAAAAATGAAACCTATAATATATGACAGATTTGTGGAAGTTTTCTGAAACCCCCTTGTCAGGAGGTTCTTCGAATGAAGAATCTTCTCTCGTAGAAGAAAGCATTATAACAGGAGGAATGTCTGTTTCCGATTTTTTCTGTAGAAATAGACCCGAGAGTGATAACCAGCGATTCACCCTTTTTGACAATTTGACTGTTCCTTTTGGTCTTGTTTATCTTCCGCCATGTAATGACTCGAATGATTACAATGAAATAGAAGAATCGGATGAACCAAAGAATTCATGTGAGAACTTTGAAACACTCTTCTCATCAAGCTTTACAACTTTAGGAAAAAAAGAGAGCAACCGGAGAACCCGTAAGAAAATAGCATGATAATGTAAATGGATTATACTGGATTTACTATTCTGTGGAAAGTTATTCTTTTATTTGCACTATTCTATGGTTTTTATTACATGATAACACATTTATCTACAGAATGGAGTACTATTATTCTTACAGCCTATTTACATTGTTATTTCTTATTCATCTCTTTTTTCCCTATCACATATGTTGCATAATGTCATATATACCATATTACATTATACCTTTATGACTCATTCGTTCTATACATCCTCGGACCATTTGGTTTTATTAAACGAATTCACCAACAAGAACTTGTCGGCATTTTCTTTCCATACCTTCATCTTGGCCTTTAATTCAGCATCTTCCTTGGATTCCGGCATTTTGATCTCAACATTGGCCTTCATGAGAGCCTCATCCGATTCCGATGGAGCAGGTTTTTTTCCATAACAATTTACACCAAAACGGACTTTCGGGTTTTTAATGATGCCTCCATTGATCCCAGGACGTCCACAAGACATATTCGCTTTTCCTGAACATGGTTTCACCCCCTTTTGTAAAGCATCCCATGTCGATTTTTGAGTAGGGAACAACGCCATTTGTCCCTCACTCCACCCATAATTACACCATTCTGCACCATTATTATAAGCATCTTCTACCTGGTCATATGTCGCCAATTTAGCACCATAAATAGAACATACTTCGCGTGCTTCATCGTATGTATACAAATTATTACGAATATTAAACACCTCCCCCTCAGGAACAGGCGTTTGTCCAGGACAAGTCGATTTAGGAACACCAAGGGTAGAGGAAGGGGTAGAGGCAGGGGTAGGCAAACGTATACTATTTATCAAAGAATCAAATATCAAATCTAACAAATCAATCTTTAGGACATATTTGAAAAAATCCACGAATAACAATCCAACAAATAATAATAATGCCAACATTTCAATGATCATAATACTCATCGGTTTCAATGATGGTGTCATAGGAATCTTTACCACAAAAATAACAGTATACAACGCCAATAAGAATATAACCACTGTAAAAATAGAAAACGGATTATCGGCAAAATCCTTAAAACTGCTTAAAGAACCAGCAAATATATTACCGAATGATTGAACATTTGTATTAGCATAAGTCGCAACAAGATAAATAACAACAACCATCAAAATGACAACATCGATGATGCGAGCAATACGTAAAGGGCCGGTATTCTCGGCTGATCCTCCATACAATACACCTAAAATCAAATAAACGACGCTATAACATGCCAAAAAAATAAGCATATAAATAAGCGTTTCGTTTGTCAATATGTCTGAAACAGTTTTATTTCCAGGTATTGTCGCTATAGGTATATCACTCATTATATAGTATTCACAGGATTTTTTTTCCTATAAAACAAACAATAGGCTGCTGGAGAAACGATTCGACCCACATCTGGAACGGCTTCGACTAATGTATCATTATAATGATGCCATACGCCCTTCCCATTTTTAACATAAGCAGTATAATGCCCTCCCATGACGCCCCCCATATGATTACATACCCCAAATAAATCGTATTTATACGATACCGCTTGATACCCATTGATATATTTAGACAAATCCAAGTTCTCCAATGGAAAATCAACATGCGTCTGTAGTTTCCGCTTTCCATCCGGTAAAAACCGTTTCAATAAAATAACCAACACATTCGGAAAATTCCAGAAACTCACCTGTCTGTTCACTTCATCTTTTTGCTTGGTCGAATCATTGAACCATGCGTTCTCACCCGCCATAACCTCTGGCGCAACAAACAAATCCAAACACTGATAAATGTCCGTAAACATCTGATTTTGATAAAAAAGCTGAATATCTAGCATGAAATAATGTTCAGCCTTAGATGATAATATAACCTTTGTGACAGGATGTACAATCTCGGTAACATAAGTTCCGTAAAATAATTCATGAATCTTTGAATATTCTTTTGAATATGTCGATTGTATAAATCGATAACAAAGAAGTGCTCGTTCATCTATCGAGTTCTCCGCTTTTCCATTTATTTGAATAGATACGGGGGTTGCGCAACTCGTATGCATACATTCTATCAAAAATAATAGGAATTCTGAAATATCATTCTGTGCCCAACCTGTAAAGAGCTCGCGGTTTTTTTTTTGAGCAACATTTTGAACCATATGGACAAACCGATTTGGCGAGAGAACACCGTCTTGTGAGACCATCGCTTTTCGCAATTCATTCCATTCTTTTAAAATAACCCCATCAGGAATATCTTTTGGCTTTGCTTTATCAACAATAGTATGAAGTTCATATGTTTGTTGGAGAACTTGGATACATGAATTTAGAAAACAGGTATTCCCTAAATTTGTTAGGCCTACCCGAAAAAAAGGAGTATTCATTATTTATACGATAATACATTTAGAAAAAACCCTTTATACTTATTCATGGATATTTCGAATAATTATCAAAATCTAGAAGATGCCGTTTATGAGTATCAACGTAATATTCGTCATTATATGGACAATATTCATGAATACAATCAAAACATTTCCACATATTTGAACATGATATCCCGAGGACATCCTTCTTATAGATCTATCCCCATTCCTACCGCTAATCCGAGTCCTATCAATAACATCTTTCAAAATTTGAATCAAAGACGAAATTTGTTTCGCCATAATTTTGAAGACGTGGTAGTTCGACCGACAGAAGCCCAAATTACTCGTGCTTTAGAAAACTTTTCTTACTTACAATTAGGCGAACCTCATATTTGTCCAATAACATTAGAGAATATTCAAGAGGGAGAAGAAGTAACTCGTATTCGACATTGTGGACATATCTTCAAACGATCGGCTATTGAAGGCTGGTTTTTACGAAATGTTCGATGTCCTGTTTGTCGATATGATATTCGCGATTATAACCCGAATAATTCTGAGGCAAGAGATACATCTGGCAATGATGTGTCACAAAGTAATGATTCTACCGAATTTGACGATTTGATTCATGAGTTTGCTGAAGAAGGTCGTTCTTTCATAAATAGAACCCCTCTATCAAATTTCTTTGGTTCAACCCCATTGGCCAGTACAATGACAAATGCTATCCGCACGTTTATAAATAACGAATTACAACGGATGCCTGTGAATGATACGACAACCGAATTATTATATTCATTTGATATTCCTTTGACATTGGATGCTTCTGGGAATTATAGGCTATAACTCCCCCACCCTTCCCAATTTATACCGATGAAGATTTGAAATGGTACACGCACGCCCCTAGAGGGGGCGTTCCATTCAATTCTTCAAGGGTGTAAAAAAAATATATTTTGTTTTTGTTTGGGGGGTCTAGCGTTTTACACAAAAGGCGTCCATGGTTCTTATGCCATTTTGGGCATTGAATACTTTCTTTAAGAACTCGTCAAATAATAAAGCCTTTATTTTCGCCGAAGTATATTTCTCCCGTTTCTTCATAAATACTTCTAAATCGCCTCCGGTTTCTTTCGTCAGAGCGGCCATATCTTTTTGGAACGTCTTGATTTCCGTCGGTTTGTTCTTTAATTCCCAAATTTGCTCCACCGCTAATCCAAACAGTTGTTGAAGAGGTTTCATCAACTGGTTCGTAATATAATGTGTATAATCAATCGGAAGCCGATTCGCAACGATGAAATCCGGCGTTTCGATCTTCTCCCCCTGTAGTTTAGCACCTTTTTTGACCACATACACATATTTCATTCTGTCTCCTGCCTTCGGTTTATTACCTGGATCTCGTTGTCCTATACGATCTGCTAATACCCGGTGCGCAATTGCCGCCGGATTCTTGTAATCACCCCGCAAAGCTTTCGTAATAGCGAGTTTATCCATCGGCACTTTTCCACCAATGAGTTGTTCTAAAGAATCATTCAAGAATTTTATGGCAGCACGTATATCAGCCCGCATAAGATGATGAAGAATCCCGCCATACACATCTTTGACCAAGTCGCAATTGTCTCTGCGTTTAAGAACTAATCCCATGAATTTCAGATAGCCGTCATTGGGGTCATCTTCATACAACATACCAACATACCGCTTTTTCGACAAAAGGATAAACGGCATCAACGTTTTTTCATATGCCAATCCCATAGGCGGTTTCAAATAGGCAGTACAGAGTTGCGCAGCCTCTTGCGCAATCTCAATCGTCATTTCTAACGCAGGTTTGCCGCGGATTTTCTCACCGGTCTCAGGATTTGTCAGATTAAATGTGAAGAACACCGAATCCGTATTATGTACAATCATATTTCCAATCCCCGCTGCGAAATGATGATTTTCCGTAGTGAGGTCATAAACATACCTTCCTTTGTATTCGATATATTCCTTTGAGATGATATCTATACAACTACCGGAGGAACGGGTTTTGCTTATTTGAAGACTGAAAGAATCTTTCATATTTTTCAATTGGATAAATCGGCCCTGTTGTTGCGCAATATAAGCGATTTTTGCCAAATAGACCATATCTGACGATAAATATTCACAATTCACTTTGAATGGTATAGAATCATAAAGGGCAAGGGTCGTATTCGGCGGTTGTCTATGTAATAAAGGTGTTCCTATATGACACTCTATCGGCGATATTTCTTGCCCATGGGGTGTAAGAAGCGAATGGTCATCTGTGACATCCACAAGTCCTGTTCGAGTAGTTATTCGATACATGCGTTTGCTACTATGTAGGGGATGTCGAATAACTCTATATAAACGTGTCCAACCTTGCTCTGTCCAAGATTCGACATCTTGTAATTCGCAAAACTGTTTGCCTTCTTTACCTGGTTCGTTCGAATAAATCCATCGGTCTTCGCCATATTTAGTCGAAAGTTGTTCAATCGTCAGTATTTCAGCGTTTCCTTCGTTCGCCCTTATTAGAATGGGCGTGTAATTCGCAACTGAATCGCCATATACATACTCCGCATTACATTTGACGGTTCCATGCTGCGCCGTTTCATATACCGAATCACCATAAACTTCCTCAATCATTCTCTTGGCATAAGTAATCATCATCTGTCCAGTTGCTGTGGTGGAAGCCGCAACATCCATGTCATAAAAGGTGGATGTCTTAGCCCCACATTGACCATATAGCGAATTGGCGGTCACTTTGTATCCGAGCTGTCTCTTGTCCAAAATATTCTGCATGAAAGGGTCGGGCTCTGTTTTCGCTTTTTTTCGGGTGGCAGAACGAGCATCCAACAGTTCTGTAAGAATACTCGGCATAATCGATTTTTGACCTTTGGGTAGCTGAGCCCATCGACAGAGTTTTGTTCCCGTCTGGATTTTCTTAGCAACGGCCGCTGGATGTGCTCGCAAATATCGGAAAGTCTTGAACTCGATATTAATATAATGGTATCCCGGCAAGTTGTCATAAATATATTCCCCCGCTGAATTTCGCTCGCCGGTGGTTCGTTTGAGATTGCCCTCCATATCGTATTCTTTCGTCCAGACTTTTGAATCGTGTGAATAGTTTTGGCTAATCATAGAGCTGGGGTAAAGGGACGAATAATCCACACACGCAACTGGATTGTCAATATACATAGAGCATTTTGGGGGGAGAACGATGGCGCCCTCATACCCCTCATTGCCGCCCGTTTTTTCTAGGTCGGGCATGAGTGTATCTTTCTCTCGGCATTTCTTCGCAACATAACTAGTGAGTTTGACGCCTTGGCCACGGAATACCAAGAACGAAATGGGAACGGAGCAAATCGACGACATTTCGGTGTATCCTGTTATGACATCGAGTTTGCCCATCAAGTGATGGACTAGATTACAATCCTGAATACAGTATTTCGCGACGATGGCCCTGTCTGCTGAGGATCCCTTTGTAAGCCGGAAAATATCTTGAGGAGATACGTCATCCTTCGCCATACCCCAATCAACCGAGACGACAGACCCTTCGGGTTCAGGGATTGCGTGTTCTCCTGCTATCGTAATAACATTGAAGGTCTTTCCTTTTTCTTCGACTTTGACGCCGGTGTCAATCGTAAGAACGCGGAATTTTTGACCGTCTTTATAATAATCCGATGAAAACGAGTTGATTTTTATATGAATGAAATCGCCTACATGAAGCCCCGCCAGATTTTTACTGTAGATTTTTGTATTACCATCCTCCGTTATTTCGCTAAACTTGATTTCATCGCTGATGTATTGACCAGCGACATCGTCCAATTTATACGAAGAGAGATTAAAATCGCGGCGGAAATAGGCGTATAAATCAATTTGTAGACGACCCATCATCACCGGATAACGGAGGTCATACTCACCGCTTGCGATTTTGATTTGGGTTTTGTCGAGAACCCATTCGTCGCCCATTTTTTTGCCCCCTATCTCGCCTCTTCTTCGGGCGAGTTTGAGAAAGGCTTCATGACAATTGTTTTCTTTTGCCCTCTGAAACATAAACTCATAATCAAACCCAAAAATATTATAACCAATGATAATATCGGGATTTTCTCTTTGAATCAAGTCAGTCCATCCTAAAAGGAGTTCTTTTTCCGTTGCCTTGGATTCAATGACAACGCCTTCAACGGGATCGCATGTGTCAAGAACAAGACAGTGATTGAAAATCTCCTTAGAACCATAATTCAAGAAAGTCGAGCCGATGAAGGTAACTTTATCGCCCTCTACTTTGGGAAAATGTTTGACCATGAGAGCATTGGTTTTAGATATTTTTTCTTCACGCGATACATCGGCCTTCAGCAAGTAGTCATAAAGGAATATTTCTTGTGCCTTCGGGGGGGCTTTATTCGTTTTGGTTTTCTTGGCTTTTGGTTTTTCTTCTTCCTCTTCTTCTTCCGCATCTGCTTCGTTATCGGAATCGTCTTCAGCATCGGCTTGTGCTGCTCCTCCGGAAGCTTCTTGATTCATTTTTTCGAAGAGGCTCTCTATTGTGTCGTCTGTATGGGCGTCATCAGGAACAGGTGTTTCTAAAAGGTCGGTAATACGGGTTTTGACATCGGTTTTTGTAAGGGATTCGGTGGTGTAGACGAGGTCGATATCGCTACATTTGTCGCAGCCAAAGGCAGCAGCAATCGCTTTGGTCATAAACCTCTTTTTGACAACAGCAGAGGCGGCAAGCTGCTGAGAATATAGCTGGAATGCGTCGACCAATTGTGTTGCGAATTTTTTGTAGGTTTTTTTAGGAAGAGGGAAGTCGCCATGGGATGAACTGGCTTCAATATCAAAACTACAGATTTTGTAGGGAACGGGTGTTTCCTTATCATTTAGGGGGCTAATATGTTTGAGAGACCCGATGTATTCATAATGACAAGTAGTAGTTTTCATTTGAGGAATGGACATTTTTTTTGTTTGAATAAAGACCCAACCAGAAGGACTGATTTGTTGTATATGAAAGAATCGGAGAAGGGGTGGGATATTGCTTTCGTATAACTCTAATACGAGTTTGTTGTAGATATAGGGTTTCGAAAGGCGTCGGTTGGTTTTTGCGTCGTATTGATACCAAAGATTTTTGGTTCGATTGAAAGCAGATAAATTCGCAAATGTTATTTTGACGAACTTTGATTTTTTTCCAGCGGCAAACCCGTAGAGTTTGTTATGGTTAACGAGTTCAGCGGAGAGGATAGAAGATCCCGTCATTTTGCCGACTTTTGTTTTAATGTTGGCTAAAAAGGATTGAGCTGTTAAGTGTGTCCAATTATCCCCGACTTTGATGTAAAAGAAGGGTTGGTAATCGATGAGAGTTATAGAAACCGTCTCGCCTTGTTCATTGAGTCCAAACATTTGAATATAAAAAGGGGCGGGTTTGAAGGGTTTTGTGCCATTAGAAGAATCGGAAACCGAATCTTCTTCCTCTGTATTGTCATAAGTGTAGAAATCAAGAAGACGAAAAGAGCGACCGATACGTTTTAATTGTGTCATAGTAGATATACTATATGTTTTTTTATGATGTTTCAAATCAATTTTATAAACAGGATTGGTTATAAAATTTTATACAAAGAACTCTTATATTGGTTCTGTGAAAGGATCGACGACGGGTTCGGGTACAGGAAATGGATCATCAGGGATAACCGGAACAGGGACAGGAACTGGATCATCCGGTATAGCCGGAACAGGAACCGGAACCGGTTCATCAGGACTCACAATGGGTGTGTCTATAGGAGTAAGTCCTAAAGTACGGCATATAAAATCAATAACATATTGATCAGAATTTCCCCAATTAGAATAATCTTCTCCAGCCATAGTTACTTGACTCACAGAAAGAGGTGTATTTGTTTGGTCTAAAAGGATTACATTGAATGTAATATATGAATTGAATTCTAATCCGTTGACAGTATACCGGAATCCACAAATCATAGGAGGATTTGGTGTGAGAGGAGTAGGAACTACAGGAATACTCATTTAGAATGTCTTTAGATAAAATTTGGTTAATATTTGCGCATAGTTTTTTTATGTTTTCGTTTTGTATTTCGATGTCTTCTAAATGTTTTTTTGGTGGGTGTAGAGAGAACCCAACGTTTCATATCTTCAGGTTCTCTTGGTCCTGAGTAATATTCGATTTTGCCGTTGACGATTTTAAAAATAGTCGGATATCCAGTTACATTGATCGTCTTCTTATGGGTTTTTTCGAACTGGGCGCGTTTATCGGTTTCGGTCTCTTCTATTTCTACTGTTTGAACGCGACCCTTCGGAAGGATTTTTTTGAGTTGTTCCCATTTAGGTTTGAGTGCTTGACAATGACCACACCAATCAGCGTAGACTTTACCTAATATAATGGGGGAGGGCATATATAAAGGGGTGAGAAAAATATATTATCATTTATTATATGTCTAATTATTTCGTATCTGGTATTGACTTATCATTAAATTTTTTTCAACCGTTAGGAGGAAGTCAAGACATAGGTTATAATACTGGATATAGTTCAAACGGAGTGGATTTAAGATATATATTTTTACCATACTTTGTTTCAAACGCAGCCGCAACTGGTTATCGGGTTAATAATAATGATTTATGTAATATTTTTCAGAAAAAATTACCTTTTATTATTAATGGACTAACTTACGTACAAGGTGGTTATAATACTCAATATCCAGAAGCAGTTAACGCAAGTCATAAATTAATTTATATAACAAATGGCACAGGAACAATTCAAATAGTAGATTCATCTAAAATAGTAGCCATGGTTTTAGTAGGTGGCGGTAGTGGTGCTGGGATTAAAGCAGGCACTGGGTTTAACTTTTTGAGATTTGCTGGAACGGGTGGTGAAGTTATTACTACTTCTACTTTTACGAATATTACATATTCAATGACTGTAGGAGGAGGAGGAGCAGGATCACTAGGAGGAGATGCAGTAGGAGGAGCACCAGGAGGAGATACAGTAATAGGATCAACTAGAGCAAGAGGTGGTAATGCGTTGAATAATACCTATGGCCAAACTACGAATGGTATTCAAGTTTCCTACAATAATCTATATTATGGTGGTGGTGGTGGTAATGTGGCCAATATGAATGGTTTTCTTGGAGGCGGCGGCGGTATGGGCGCTGATGGACCTCTAGCAGACGATATCGGCGAGAACTTGTCAGGTTTAACTGGTGGTAAAGGTTATGGTCAGTTACTTAATGTATTTGGTGGTGCTGGTGGCGTTGGTAGTAGTCAAAGTAGTGGTACCAACGGTGGTAGTCCTAGTAATGGTGGTGGTGGTGGTGGTGGTGGTAGTGGTGCTGCTACAAAGAGTGGTTCCCAAACGGGTAGTTTTTTTAGTGGTGGGGGTGGTGGTGGTGGTAGTATTTCTCTTCCTGGATATCGGAATTTTTTGCCTACAGGATATGTTTATAGTGGTGGGGCTGGTGGTGGTGGGGCTGGTGGTAGTAATTCAGGTGGTGGTGGTGGTATGCCTGGTGCTAGTAAAATAGCTCAGTTTGGTGCATTATTGGATTATTATGCAGGAGGTGGTAATGGTGGTTCAGGAATTATTATTTTGGTATATACGCCGTAGGCCATTACTCGGATATAAAAAAGGGATTTATCGGTTATAAAGTAACAGTTAACAAATCACATTCAAAGATGCCGACCATTAAGGGTGGGCGTTTGAAATGTGAAATGGTGTAAGAATGTGTAAAAAATAAATGACATTCATTGTTGAAATACTCTAATAGATACAATAATAATATGATATTTTTCCTCTCCCTATTATAAATGAAACCCCTTACCATACTTTTTCTTATATTCCTTTTATTAACATTTACAAGTGGAATTTATTTTTGTGCGACACATGTAAATGTCGTAGATATATATGAAAATTTCGACCCCAAACAAGACCTTCAAGGACCTACAACCATTGATTGTCCCGACCTCCTCATTAAATCCGGAAACTCCCTTCTTCTTTTCAACTCTCGACTACCGCAAATTCCAGGAACCAATCCACTCCCCTTTTTTAATTTAGACGAATACATCAATTATTTAGAGAATCAACGAAAGAAAGGGATTCGTTGTCCCGTTCTTTTCGTTCAAGAAGAGAACAATACTCAAGGCCAATCCGTTTTCCGTATCCGACCAGATCTCTTTGATCAACAAGGAGGTTTACCAACACAACAGGCACAACCAAGTTCTCAATCCCCTTTTGGTTCTCCTTTTTCTAAAAACATGACGGAACGCCCACAAAACCCTATCCAAGTAATAGATTCGAGCGATGATAATCCAAAATGGAATCAAAATCAGACACAAGGGTTCGATCCCATGAATCTCCATGTCGGTCAATACACCACTTTAGACGCTCTTCATAATTCCACTTATCAAGGCCAATCCATTTCTGATAACCCAATGGATTCTAACTGGGGTGGCGTTCTCTATACCAAAAAGTCGGTTGATTCTGGAAAATACAAGAATAATGAAGTTGCTCCTCCTTCCGCTAGTGGCCCCTTTAAAGAAAAAAGTGATAATATTCAGCATGAGAAAAATGCATCCGAAAATAGTATTTTTGCATAGGGGTAGGGAAACCTACGGTTTCCCCTACGACCCCATCCCTTCCCCCTTCAGGTACACTGCATTTATACCAGTAAAAAATTAAACCATTGAAGAATTAATGGTACATTTTAAATCGTTACTGGTATAATAATATTGACCGCCGTATTTTTGAAATGTTTTATGAGACTATTTTATTTTGTCATAAAGGATTATTTGCTTGGATAGTTCATTCATTCGCGCTGTGCAAAAACTTTTTTTTGTGGGTTTCTAAATCTTTGCTTAATATAAATGAAGCCCATTCTATGGAATCTTTTTTTAGTAGGAGTTCTCTTGATTTCTTTATCGATCGGTTCATTGAATCAAATTGAGCCTTTAAGTATGGCGGATTTAGCTGATTATTCACCGGTTATAGATCTATCCGGAAATCCATTTGCGAAACAAATACCTAGTTCTACCATTGCGCCATGTTCTACCATTGCGCCATTTAGTTGGCCTGAGTCTTCTATGACCCCTGCACCCACGACTGCTGCTACTACTGTTCCTTCTTGGGCGACATCAACCACTTCACCTGCTACTACAGTAAGTGCCCCCACCACTTCACCCCTCCCAACTGTACCTTCCAGCTCACCCCTCCCAACTATGAGTATTCCTTCCACTTCACCAGCACCCAAAATGTAAGCTTTATAACATATCATCAAGATGTCATAAAGGATTTATATTCCTGAAAAATATCGGACGATTTCATCACCACATGTTTTAGGAATTCTTCTCGGTTTTCCTTTACAATCATAGGTTATGTTCTCGAATTCTTTTATAGAGAACTCCGGGTCCTTGATTTTCGCTAAAATCCCCGAAAACCCTCCAAAGGCTTTCAATATGGATTGAGCATATAGTGAGCTAATACCCGGAATCTGACAAAGTAAAATCTCACCCATATTATCCGGTGTAATATTTTCCTTTTTGACCTTCTTGACAAACCCAGAATAAGACGGATTCTCTGTTGTACTCGCTTCTATCGGGGTTTCCGATGTTGTTGTATCAGAAGGAACAAACGTATTTGCTAAAGGTTCTCCTGGAGGGATCAAATACCAGGGCAAAACCCCCTTCATAAAATTGCGGTCAATCTTGTCCGCCATATGTATCAAGAGTTCGGCGGTTTCTTGTAGGCCCGATGTTCTCAACACAGCAAAGCCTTTAAAATAATAAAGAGACGTCATGGCTGACAGCACCAACTTTTTCTCTAAAGGAGTTCGCAAAGAGGACAACACACCCTCGATCAAATAAACAACATTATGAGGGGCAAATCCCGATGCGTGTTTCAATCGATGACTTTGTTCTTCATATCTTTTGTCTTTGATACTTGCTATAAGGTCTGAAAGGGATTTACGCTCTACCAAGAGAACATCCTTTCCTTCATCTGTCTTAAAGAGAATATCGCCAATGGGTAGCGACTTGGTTTCTAGTGTTGCGTAATTGGGGTCATTACCAATCATTACCCGGCATTTCTCTATCAAATCATGTTCTCGAACATCCATAATCATTCGCATTGTGGTTGTTAATAATGAGAATGTTCTCTTCTATTTGTATTGTTTTATTGAAAACATTGTAGGGGAACCGATGAGCCCGAAGGGCGGGGAAGGTTACTATGCCCCTACATGGGGTCCTTTGGACCCCGGCCGTGCGCCGCAGGCGCACATGACCCCTCCCTTATATTTAGGTAAAGGTATAGTAATTGTTCCTTCTCTTTATCACAAATATTGAGATGTCATAAAGAATAATATTTTAACCCGTTGGGGGCATATTGAATGATATTGTTGTAACCCTCTATTTACCCCTTACCTAAAGATAAGGGAGGGGGTCGTAGGGGGAACCGTAGGTTCCTCTACCTACTTTAACCGCGAGCAACAACGGTCCAGTAAGGAGTTGTAACATTAGAACCAGTAGGACGTGATTGACGAACATTCGGGTTAGCAGTTATCTGGAGCTGTCTAAGAGAGCAGCATCGTGTCTGGAGATTATCAGTTCCTAGGGCAATAGCAGTCCAGGAGATACGTCCTACTTGGTAAGGAAATCCGGCCTTTTTGTCTCCTCCTCCTTGGTTTCGGTTAATGGTTTGGTCATAGTTTCTAGCTCTTGAAGCGGCGTTTGCGAGTCCCATCTTATATACAGTCCAAAGATATTTTCCTAAAACGTGTCAAAAAGATATAAAATTGAAGAGAATCCAAGACAAAAGAGATCCAGTATACCATGAATCTATTGAACGACGACGATATTCGTATTGAAAAACGCGAGAATGGACAAGACGTCTACATTTTCGACCCTTATAATCCCCTAAATCAAGAAATAACACAAGGAGAAGTCGAAGGAATTCTGGCGCGATATGGCCTCCAATTAAATATTTCGAATTTCCATCTATACAGACGCGCCTTTGTTCACAGGTCATATATTCGCCGTCCAGCCTTAGAAAACGCGCAAAATAATATTGAGATTGTTCCTAAACCGGACGAATGCCTACCCCTCTATACGAAATCGAACGAACGCCTCGAATTTGTAGGGGACGGTGTCCTCGAATGTATTACTAAATACTATCTGTATCGCCGATTCCCCAAAGAGAATGAAGGCTTTATGACCGAGAAGAAAATCGCTCTTGTGAAGAATGAAGCTATCGGCAGACTCGCACTCGAAATGGGACTGCATAAATGGGTAGTCCTCTCTAAAAACGCAGAATCCAAACAAATCCGGACGAATTTGAAAAAACTCGGCTGCTTATTTGAGGCATTTATAGGCGCCATGTTTCTAGATTACAATCATTTACATGTCAAGGATGAAGACCGATGGTTCGAAAATACCTTTTTGACAGGTCCGGGATTCCAAATGGTCCAGATTTTTGTGGAGAATGTTTTTGAGAAGCATGTTGATTGGATGAATCTCATACAAAATGACGACAATTACAAGAATATCCTACAGGTAAAAATACAAAAAGAGTTCAAAGTAACACCGCATTATATGGAGGTGGTCGAGCATGATGCCGATACAGGGTATCATATGGGTGTTTATTTATGTTTAGGACAACCGGCTTTTGGATTAAAACATCATCATTCTGTTCGATTGGACTCCTTTACGAATTTTGCCGAAATACATCAGCAAATGTCTGTTGCTGGGAAAGTCTTTGTATTTCTTGGAGAAGGTAAGCATAAAATAAAAAAGAAGGCAGAACAGACGGCTTGCGAAGAAGCATTGGCGGCTCTACGCCTTTGGACATTTTAACTCTTTTCATACACAATAACACCATTGATAATGTGCCTCGAAGAGTCCGGTGGATAAGAGGCACCCAAATCAATGAATTATTTGTTTAGGGAAAGGGTTAGGTAAAGGGGTTGGTTGTCATAAAGATTAATTTTTTATTGTCGGTTTATACAGATGATACTAAAATATTCACATATAGTATATGCTATCGTCGGTATTCAAAATAACAGATTTACAACAAAGACGAGAACCTAAAAAAGAAATGGATATAGTTATTCAAATAAAGGGAACAACAGAAGTCGTCGAAGAAGAACCGAAAGAAAAGGATGTGGGCAAAGAAGATGAACTCACAAGAGAACCTGTGGAAAAAGTGGTTGTCATTAAGGATAAACGAAGCACGACTAAATTGGACCGCGAATTGATTTTAAAACGACTTCAGCGACCCGTTGAAACCAAAAAGATATCTCAATCGCCTGAAGTAGAACAACCGGTTGAACCTTATTTAAAAAAATCAAAGGCTCCCGAAATAGAGGAAGAGGAAGAAAAACAAGAGGAAAAGGAAGAAAAAGAAGAAAAACAAGAGGAATCATCTGAAGAAATAGAGAAATCCAAAGAAGAATCTTTAGAACTATCCGAAAACGAAATACAGGACCATTCAGTAGAAGAATTGTCGAAAGAAATCCCTGTCGTTGAAGAACCCAAGAAAGGCCCCCTTAAAAAGGCCCCCACAAAGGGCGATAAGAAGAGACCCGTTGACGAAAATCGGGTGGATTTAACTATTGCTAAAATAAACGATTTATTAGTAAAGGACCGTTTACCACCCCCAGCAAAATATGCCGTTCCCGTTTCGTCTTATTACATGAATAATCGCAAAATCTATATTTCGAAACTAGCCCAACTCTTCCGACCCTACAGCGAAAAAATAGCTGCCAAAGCCGCTGAAATGTCCTGTTCCTCCCTTCAATCACAAAACATCGATTTCGACCTCTTGACTCATCAATTGGTCGTCCGCGATTATCTTAATCTCTACACCCCTTATCGTGGTCTCCTCTTGTACCACGGTTTAGGATCAGGTAAAACTTGCACATCGATTGGCATTGCCGAAGGAATGAAATCAGACAAGAAAATCGTATTAATGACTCCCGCTTCTCTCAAAATGAACTTTTTTAACGAATTGAAAAAATGCGGAGATGTTCTCTACAAAAAGAATCAATATTGGGAATTCATTTCTTTAGAAGGAGAACCTCAACGGGCTGTCCTCTTGTCCCAAGTTCTCGGTCTAGACATAGAATTTGTCAGAAAACAGGGTGGAGCTTGGCTTATGAATGTCAAAAAGAAGACCAATTTTGCGGATTTGAGTGATAGAGACCAAAAAAGCGTCGACCAACAACTCGACCAGATGATTCGCAATAAATACATTGATATCAATTACAACGGTCTTCAAAAACATCATATAGAAGAAATGACACATGGAGGCAAAGTCAACCCTTTCGACAATAAAGTCGTTATTATTGACGAGGCACATAATTTAGTAAGTCGTATTTCGAATACCGGTAGTAAACGGGGGTCCATTGCCTACCGGCTATATCATGATTTGATGGATGCCACCAATGTTAAAATCATCTTTTTGACAGGAACACCCATTATCAATACACCTCGTGAAATAGCGATTTTGTTTAATATGTTGCGTGGATACATCAAGACTTGGACATTCTCCTTAGAACCTACTACAAGTGATAAAATAAACACGGAGATTCTTACAGACGAATTTCGCAAAGAGGGACTTGCTATTTACGATTTTGTAGAATATACAACAAACAAGTTGGTTATTACTAGAAACCCCTTTGGGTTTGTCAATGTATATAAACGTGGGAAAAAGGGTGGAGCAAAAGCGAAGCGATCAACAAAACGAAACCTTTCTGACAAATCATCGAACCGTAAAACAAAGAAGACTGAAATTTATGATGACGATTATGACGCTGAAAGAGAACGGGAATACAATGAACTAAATAATGTCTATGAGGGAGGTGTAAGCGATAGTGGAATTAACCTCTTTTTAGGAGGTTCAAGACACGATGATTATGAAGGTGTCCGATTAGATGAAATGGGTAATATTAGCGACCCCGTTTTTGTAAAACGACTTACAAAAATATTGGAGAACAAAGGGCTTCGTATAGTAGGTATTCCAAAGGTCAAAAAGGAATTATGTCTTCCAGACGACGACCTATTTTATGAAAAATTCATCAATGGAGAGAAGGGCGAGCTTATTCACGTCGATGTTCTCAAACGCCGTATTTTAGGACTTACATCTTATTTCCGTTCGGCACAAGAACAGCTGCTGCCATCGTTTGTAAAACCGTCAGGTACCCTAGAAAAACCGTCAGGTACCCTAGAAAAACCGTCAGGTACCCTAGAAAAACCGTCAGGTACCCTAGAAAAACCGTTAAGCACCGATGGTTCGAATTACCATTTAGTAAATGTAGATATGAGTGATTATCAGTTTGAAGAATATGAAAAAGTGCGCAAAGACGAAAGAGCAGAAGAAAAACGTAAAAGGAAGAAGAAGGTAGCAATCGATGAGGAAGAGTCTCCTGCTGGAACATATCGTATTTATTCTCGTTCGGCATGTAATTTCGTTTTCCCAGCAGAACATCCTCGTCCTAGAGTTCGTTCGAAGTTCGATGTGGAAACAAACAATGATGAAAATTTTGAAGAAGAACAGGAAGCCAAAATCAAACCTTCGAAAACCAATGTTGTAGAAGAAGTTCAGAAAGCCATTGCGGAAAAAGGTGTTGAAGAAGTCGACGTTGAAGAAAAAATAAAGGAGGCCTACGATTTCTTGCGCTACAATCCCGAAACGCGAAGGTCGAAAGAATATTTAACGGAAGAAGGTCTTAAAACCTACAGTCCCAAATTCCGAGCCATTCTTAATAATATTACAGACCCCGATCATAAAGGTCTACATTTGGTATATAGTCAATGGCGAACCCTAGAAGGTATTGGACTCTTCAAAATGGTTCTAGAAGCCAATAGATATCTCGAGTTCAAATTAACGAAAAAAGGAACCCAGTGGGAAATCGAAGATTGGGACAAGGATCCAGAAAAGCCGCGATTTGCCCTATATACCGGAACAGAAACCGCCGAAGAAAAGGATATCGTGCGTAATGTATTTAACGGATCGTGGAATCTGGTTCCCCCTTCTATTGTAGAAAAACTCGAACAACGAAACGCTGATAATTTATACGGTGAGGTCATAAAGGTATTAATGATTACGGCCTCTGGTGCGGAGGGTATCAACTTGCGTAATACGCGTTATGTTCATATCATGGAGCCTTACTGGAACATGGTGCGTGTGGATCAGGTAGTGGGTCGTGCCAGGCGTATTTGTAGTCATGAAGATTTACCAGAAGCCTTGCGCACAGTGGAGGTCTGGATTTATATTTCGCAAGCAACGCCAGAACAAATCGATAAAAATATCGAATTGCGAATCCAGGATTTGAGTAAATTGGCATATAAGGTTCATGATGTTAAGAGAGGGCGCGAAATTCAGGAACGCGTTCCTTTCACGACGGATCAGTATCTCTTGGAGATCGCGCAAATCAAGGATTCGATTACACGCCAGATTCTGACAGCGGTCAAAGAAACATCTATCGATTGTTCTCTATATAATAACAATCCGGCAGAACCACTTGTTTGCTACGGGTTCGGTAAAGTAGAGGCCGAGAGTTTTGCTTCTTATCCTACATTGGAACGCGATGAACAAGAAAAACCAGCGGCAAGAAAGGAGACGAAACGGGCATTGGCGGCAATTACGATTAATGGTATCAAATACGCATATGACAAAAATACGTTGATTGTTTATGATTTTGCCAGTTATCAAAAAGCAAAAGAGAAAAAGGGCGAATTACAAGATATCGGGCGACTGGATATGAGAACCCAGACGATACAATTCGCATAAGTCCGAGCTTTGCACCTGCGGTCATAGTCATAAAGGATAATAATTCTTTATGACAATGGTGGAACCCGAAGAGAAGGGAGAAGGGAGGGGTCATGTGCGCCTACGGCGCACGGCCGGGGTCCTATGGACCCCATGTAGGGGAACCCTCTCCGCCCCTTCGGGGCTCATCGGTTCCCTACCTACCCGGAGATATATGTATATTGACTACCAAATACAGAGAACCGAACATCAAGCGCAGCTGTAGGGTCATTTGTTGACGCTCCCTTATATCGTTGTATACCATTTCCTGTTCCGATACCAGGAATACCTATCAATATATAAGCACTTCTATATTGAAGGATTCCAGCGGGAGTTCCGGTAGTAGAACCGTAATCACTTGATCCTCCGCATCTTTTGATAGCGGCAATCATATTTGCTGGAATAGGTAAACCAGCAGCAGATTGGGGTTCATCAAAGGTAGCAATAACCACAATGACTGAATCAGTCAGTCCGTTCAAATAGGATACTAAAGCAGGAGATTGACTTGGACCAGGAGAACCAAACACATCAAATGATCTGGTTGTGGTTGTTCCATATGTTCTGTCAATCGTCATAACATTATAACTCCTTACGAATGTGCTGGTTAAAGCAGTAGCAAGTGCTGTTTGTTGATTGGATGTATATGTATAAAATCCAGGGGATTGACCAAAGGCAGTAGAACCAGACCAACTTACGACACCGTTTGAATACGCTGAATATCCAGCAGAAATAATACGATAATATAAGCTAGGGGTTGTAATAACATAGGGGACAGTATTTCGTTGAGAAACTTTTGGAGGTACATATGAACCTCCTCCACGAACACGGGCCAATGCTTCTATTCTTGGATTATTATCATTTGGATTTTTGAACGACTGTGGACCGGATTTTGTCATAGAGGCCCCAGTTGTGTGCATACGCCTGCGCATGGCGGTTTGTGAAGCATCGCGATTGCCTCCAATCCATTTTTTTTGGAATACGGATTTCGGTCCATCGACAACATATCCATGTGGAAGTGCTCCTGTGCTTCGTTGAAAAAAAGATCGAGTCGTTTGTCTTACAGAATAGTCGACAGGAGGTTGATATGCGTTTTGAAAGAGTTGGCGATTATTGGAAAACGATTGAGTATTATCACTTGTCAGATTTTTTAAAGGCATGGCATTAGTGGAAGAAAGAACCCCGTTATTGATTTGTGTTCGAATTGGTTGGCCGTCCATATAGGTTATTAAGAGGTTTTATTTTTTCGTATAAATATTTTAACCCCTTTGGCTTATATCTTTGAATGTAAAGACTTGTAAAATTCGTATATAACCTTGCGAAAAGTAGGTTCAGGAAGAAAGGCGATGGGTCTCTTTGTAGGTAGGAAACGGAATATTTCTTCTGGTGTCATATTATAATATTTTATAAGATACAACGCTACTACAGCACAAGACCGTTGCATACCGGCATGACAATGAACGAGAACATTCTTATTTTTCAATCGGGCTTTATGTATTTTTTCGAGAACATTCGTAGATTCGACTTCTTTCAACAGTTTTTCTGATTCAGATGGGTGATCATTAATTGCTATGCGGGTTGTCTCTATGGTAGGGAGAGAAGAGATGTGTTTTGTACAGTTAACAATATACCTAAAGAGGCTAGAATATTTCAGAGAGTCTATATCGCCAATGTACAAATGCGCAACAATAATATGAAAAGATGGCACAAAGTCTTTTGGGGAATAGGTACGCAACATTTTCTAGATATATTGTATGAATAAAATACCTAGACGATATATTCCATCGATTTTGTCAAAAAGGGATTCTATTCGACAACGTCGGGCTATCGCCCGTTCTCGTAAAGCCTATCAGCGGGGGATATATGTGGGCCGACCGAATCTAGCATCTTTCAAAAGTAAAAAGTCGCCACATGTACATCGAGCGACTCATTTATATGGCGTACCGACTATGGAGCCCACACCCAGATTAGCGCGGGCAACGGGATGCAGTCGTTCTGCTCTAGAACAGATTATTAAGAAAGGCGAAGGCGCGTTTTATTCATCGGGTAGTCGACCCAATCAAACCCCCCAAAGTTGGGGATATGCGCGTTTGGGTTCGGCCTTAACAGGCGGCCCCGCCTCTCAAGTGGATTATCATATTTTGGAAAAAGGATGTTCCCGGAAGTCAAGGCCATTACAATTGGCGAACCGAACCCGCAAGGCAACTCGGTAAGTAGGGAAGTAGGGAAGTAGGGAAGTAGGGAACCTACGGTTCCCCTACGACCCCTCCCTTCCATCATTCGATTGATATACAATAGTCATAAAGAATATTAATTCTTTATGACAATAAATAGAAGGTTGGCGTAGCCGAAGGGAGGGGTCGTAGGGGAACCGTAGGTTCCCTACTCTACACTTCAGTAGTTATTTTACCCTTTTGGATATCGCTATACGAAGGACGTTGGACAGCGACGGTAGGCGAAAAAGAATACCATTTATCGCCCGGTTGGAGAACCTTCCATGATTGGTCAGTGAAATAATTCCCCCATTTTCCAGTTCTCATATAATCCGTCAAATCCCCACTATAAATATCGAGCAATTTTGGAATATATGACTTTTTGATAATATATCCAGAAGTTGTTTGCGAGTTTTTAATTCGGATAATTTTCTCCCCCTTTTCTGACTTATACTTGGTATCTTCCGATTCAATCGTATTCTGTCCTAACATGATAACATCCCAATCCGAGATGTTCTTAAAAAGAAGCGCCAACATTCGATTACAATAGTCCATATCCTTGATAGTGAAATCATCTTCACATATCAAAATGTTCTCACCGGGATCGTCTAATGCTCGGCTTAAAGCCGTCACATGAGACATGAGACACCCTACAGCCCCATTTTCAGGATATTCATGCGCAGCAACGCGAATGATTCGTGATTCATCAACCGATGGGAAATTGTCCAAAAATTCTTTCTTCCGGTCTTCGCGTTTATTGAGATTAATATAATAAATAGAGTCAATATGCGAATCGATCGCCGGTCGACGGTCATCGAATCCTTCTAATCTCTTATTAAATATAAACCTTTGTGACAAATAGAGAGAACCTAAAAGAAGGACGACGAGAATAACCATCCATATTATATTTTTACTACGGCGCATATAAAGTATATTTGTATATTTATTTACACTCGACCCTATTTGTAATAAAAATTAACCCTTTCCCTGATAAATAATTCATATATATTTATGCCGCCTTTGGCGGCACATTATATATGGTCTTATTTTCATGGAATGAGTTCCGCCCTTTATTTGAATATGGGCGAAATCGCCCATATTCCAAGTAAAGGGTTAACCCTTTCCCGAATTTATTTATTTTGTGGCCCGGAACTCTATTAATGGTATTATTTTTCGTGGAATGAGTAATTCTTTATGACAATCAAGAGAACATTGGCGTAGCCTAGGGAGGGGTCGTAGGTGAACCGTCGGTTCCCTACTTAAAATATATTATTTAAAAAAGGAAATATAGAAAAACCCTCTTAAAAGATATACAATGAACGAGAACAACAATGTATTAACAGTCAAAACTGTTCAAATACAGCCTATAAGAAATACGATAACCGCAATTAAAGACATTCTTACAGATGCTACTATAACATTTACAAAGAATGGTGTAAAAATTATTAATTTCGACAAAACACATACAATTTTAGTCGATGTTGTATTACATGCTCATAAATTTGAGAAGTTTGTATGTATTCCGGACAAGATTATTGTGTGTGCGAATACACTTCATTTATTTAAAGTCATTACTACCATGTCAAATGACGATACATTGACAATGTATATTGAAAAAACGGATTATCATGAAGGAATTGTCTCTCATTTAGGACTTCAATACGATAATGGAGATATTAAACAGTGTTATAATCAAAAATTGCGTTTGATAGAGCCTGATACGGAAGAGCTCATTGTTCCAGATGTGGAATATTCGACGGTTATCAATCTGCCATCGGCGGATTTTCAGAAGATTGTCCGAGATTTAAATGGTATTTCTGATAGAATCGAAATAAAATCGGTTGGAAATGAACTCATTTTTTCATGTGAAGGTAATTTTGCCAGTTCTCGTATTTCGCGTTCGGAATCTGATGGATGTATGAATTTCATTCACAAAACCGACGCTTCTCGTGTCATACAGGGTGAATTCTCATTGAAATCATTGAGTCATTTTATAAAATGTACTCCTTTGTGTAGTCATTTGGAGATGTATTTGGGGAACGATTTGCCGCTAATTGTCAAATACGATGTTGCTTCATTGGGTGAGATTAAATTGTGTTTAGCACCTTTACCGCCCTCTTAACAACAGAATGGGTCGTTTCTTCAGGGTCAAGGGTAGGATATCGGTAACGATTTGAAATACGCCCCGACGAGCCGCCCTTTGGGCGGCGGAAGACGGGCGTGTTCCAAAACAAAATAAAAAATAGGTAATAATATATTCATGGAAAAAGAAGAATATATTTCAGCTTATGAATATGAAAAAAACGTAAATCCTCATTTAAACCATATTCCTTTTTATGAAAAAAATATTGACGAATGTAATTATGGTATTCATATCATAGATTTTTCAGAGGTATTCAATGTTCAATACAAATCAACCACTCCAAATTTATTGGCTTCATTTATCAAATTAACGAAAAGCGATAATATAGAATTGAATAATATTGAATACAACGAATTCAATGCCACGTCAAATTTATTTTATATAATAAAGGGAAAAGCGGCTATTCATATTGATAATGAATCCGAAAATGTAGTGAATTCTGGTGATATTCTCATTACTCCGTGTTTTTGTTCATTAAAAATAATAAATGTCGATGAAGATGAATTAGAAATTTATTATATAAATGATAGCCCTTTAGTAAATTATCTTGGGAGTAAAGTAGAAAAAAAAATATTTCAAACGGCGGTTTATAGTAATACATTCCTTCTTGAAAAGTTAAACGATTTATCAAACAAAAATAATAATAGAAAAGGGATTTTACTGAGTAATAAAGATACAGAGGCTTTAGGTATAAATACAATTACACCTGTATTATGGGCGTTGTATAATGAACTACCATGTAAAACGACTCAAAAACCGCACAAACATAATTCCGTTGCTTTAGATTTATGTATAAAATGTATTGATAGTGAAAATATTTATACGTTGATTGGGGAAAAATTGGATGAAAACGGAAACATTCTAAATCCAACAAAAGTACATTGGAAAGAGGGTTCTATGTTTATTACTCCACCGGGGTTATGGCATTCTCATAATAACGATGGAGATACATATGCCTATATTCTTCCAATTCAAGATGCTGGTTTGTTTTTATATCAAAGAATTCTGGGAATAGTCTTACAGAAATAAAAACATTGATAAATGGATCTACTTATCAATGTTTTTAGACCTTTTCGCATCAAAGATCCCCAAAAAAAATAAAATTGATTAAAATTATAAATTGAATCAATTTTAAAATAAAATGGAAATCATAGAACAAACAAAACAAAATTGCTTACAATTGTATTTACCTAATGAAATTATAAATACAATTCTGGAATATCAGGGATACCATATTTGGAGAAATGGGAAATTTATGCGTAGATTGAATATAAATGATCAAAAATACAATAACTTAAAAAATCTTAACATTATTAAAAAAATAAAAGACGGATCATACATGGTAACAATTTTAATAATAAGAAATAGTTATGTCTATAAATATATAATAGAACAAACAAACACTAGTACCATGATACATTGGTCTATGTACAAATATTTGTGTCATTCAATATATCCTAAACAAAGAACATATAATAAACTAGACGAAATAAAATATCTATCAGGTACATATCAAAATTTACAGTTTTTACGGATGAATTATTCATATAGAAGATAATATACCAATTATCATTGGATGCGCATTTTTGATGCGAAAAGGTGTAAATGAGAAAAAAGATTAGGCTTTTGGAGATGTCCATAATGTATACGCCAAAAAGAGACCGAAAAAGTTTTTAGCGAAAATATCGAGAACATTGTATGATATATTTTTGTATACGTAGGGTAAAAGCGCCGCAACACCATAGAGCCCCCATACAGTACTGAAATAGAAGAAAGTCGCACGACCTATAGTCGATTCACTTGCGAATCGGAAATAAATCCAAGCAAACATTGCGAAAAAGGGGAAGAATCCGAGACTGACACCTACAAGAGTAGAAAGCTTGCCGATTTCGGCTAGATAGCCAAAGAAAAGCATGAGTGTATTGAGGGCAACTATAGGAAGAATATCTGGCAAACGATCCATCGCTGTGTCATAAAGGTTATTCTTTATTGTTTTTTTATGAAGATGGGTTAAATACATCATATAAGTAAAAAGCATGGTAGGAGTAGTTATAATCCAATCATAATAACGGACTTGTGAGATATGTTCTCGTTTTACTTTCGTTATGAGCCATACATAAAAAGACGCTTCAATGACTTGTACGAACGTTTCAATCCATAAAAGCTGTTTGACAAATCGCATAACACCATAGACGGGTTTAGATAGTATATAAATATCAATTGCCCCCGTTATCAGTTGTACCGCGAAAGAAATTTGTCCTGTAGAAAAAATAGAAGACATGTATATATATTGTGGTTATATAAACTAACGGTCCTAAAGGTATACATTTCGAACGGAACAAAATTGAAACGCTTATTAACGACTATTTGTTTGACACTATTTATAATGTCTCATTTAATACAAGCCTTTTTACCTAGTGGTGGCCGCGCCAAAAATGATGCGAATAACCGTGTGAGAGAAGACGCATTAATAGAGTTGGCACATATGAATGATGATATTTCCGAATGTTCCGGTATGAAACAAGGTCTAGACACAACGATAGCAACTCTTTGTCCACTCGAGTTTTCACGATACCGACTAACAAAAAAAGCGGGTCGCGGCCATAATTACGATTTCGACCTGGCGTTTTGTAGGGGCGATAAAGTGATATATACGACAAAACTCGAATTCAAATATGGAAGTGCTTCTGTCGAAAAACTACCTCAATTCTATCAAAAAAATACGGGATGGGAAATTACGCCCGTCCTTTATCACGAATTCTTCTATGATGGACCCTATTTAGAAGAGATCCGGATGTGCTGCGCCGATGCTCCCGAAAAACCCGATAGAGAGACATATATGCGGCATATCATGAAAACCGCATATAATTGCCATCCCTTCTTCCAATACTTGTATGACAACGAATCTACAAATAAAAAAGAGAAGGCGGTGATTGTCAAACGTTCTATCCGCGATTTCTTGGCTCTTTATGGTTTAACCATCAATATAGAGGCAGTCAAACAGACATTTAATAAAACACAAGCCGATAAGCAATATCTTCTTTATGACCATAAGAGTCGTGCGTTTTGTTGTCAATCATGTGATTTCTTGGGTGGAGGCGAATTAACATTTGTATGTGTCAAAAAGAATAATGTTGTTGTTATAACAAATGGTGTATACGAGTTTCATTTATTATTACGATGGAAGAACCATCAGGGGATTCTGAATCCTGCTTGGCAGGTAAGTGTCAAAAAACAAGTGTAGATCCTTATAATAAAAATAAAAAAAATGTATTTTTATTTTTATGCCGAAAATCAATAGATAGGAAGAAAGTTCTCTAGTTCGGTTTTGGATAGACCACCATTTCCAATAAAGAGTTTGAGAAACTCAGTTGTTCGTGGGTCTTGAAGACTACGCAAAATCCGGGGATAGTCTGCCCCTGTGGGTTTGTGTATGACATTCAGATGGTTCTCCACGAAATAGGGCTGGCGACCATCTATAAAGGCGTATGTCAATGAATAAGCCGTATTTCCATTCCCCCGATTGACCACAATGACGGGGTCTGTTTGTCCATTAGGAAGATTAATATAGGGTTTTTTTTCCGGATTACTAAATGTTTTCAAAACAAATGTATGGTCGGCCCCCACATTGGAATTGTATATTAGAAGGGGTTTTGTATTGTCATCCGTCATTTTGTCTTTGTGTTGATTCCAGACGACTGACCCAGTTTTTACGGAATAACCCAAGGATTTTAGTGTAGTGGATCCTTCTAATAGGCTGCGAAGTCGTTCGGCATTTTCAGTAAATATTACACTGTCTCCCATACGAATGACAAAGGGTGATTCTAAAGTGGAACCACCTTTTTGTAGAAAGATACCAAACGTTTCTTGTTCCGTATCGATAAAATCGGCTTGGTCAAAAACAATAATATCTAAAATACGACATGTTCTCAAAATGTGTTCGCGAATATTTGCGTAAAAAGCCGAATTCATAAAACTCTTTGGGATAACAAAGGCTAGGACGCCATTGGGGACGAGAAGGGAAAGAGCGTGAAGAATGAAAATGCCAAACATATTCGGTCTGCCCACCATGTATTTGCGATAGGCTACGGGGACATCGTCTTTCGGACAAACGAAATAGGGCGGATTTCCTATAATGAGATCATAGCCGGTTTTTGACCATTTTGTAAAATCGGCATGATGAATGCCTGGAAAGACTTTGCTCGTTTTTTGAAAAACGGTGGGATTCCATTCGACGCCTTCTATATGGGCGTCGGGAAACGCAGTAGTACATGCGGTTATGAATTCACCCGTTCCACAAGAAGGTTCTAAAATGGTGTTGATGGTGGTATTTTCTTGTTTGACCCGGGCAATTACTGCGTCAATGATTGACGGGGGAGTCACAAAGAATCCATATTGTTTCTTTTCTGTTTTTGATAATTGCTTTGTGACATCCAGAGTTAGGGAACTATAATTACGTCGCATGAATATCATATACATATGGGGGCAGTATTTATTTCAATTTTACAATGCGCAATTTACCAAATCACATTTATACCGGTCATGATTTGAAATGAGACACGCCCTTATGGGGCGTATTTCAAATCGTTACCGGTATCCGACCCTTGACGAATTAAAATGTCCCATTTTAATTCTTCAATGGTTTAAAGTCGTTTGAAATGGTGTATTAGAAATCTTTTTTGATATGTTCTATTAAATGTTCAATATTGTTTTTCATAATGACGAGGTCGGCTTTTTTGTCTTTATCATGGATTTTTTTAATTTTGCGGTCAATAACATTATGTAATCGGAGAGCGCTGTTTTTATATGCCATGACTTTATCCGAATATCCATCGCGTTTTGCCAAAAGCATCCATCCGAGAGTTTCAAATTTGTGTTTGTACCATAATTCGATGCCATGAAAGGTTGCGTCATGTTCTTCCATTTCTTTTTGATTTTTTCGTGTATGTCTCATATATATTAGTTGATAAAAAAACGCAAGTGAATACCATTGATAATGACCAATTTTACACATTCACTGGTATAAATGCGCAATGAAATATATTTTTAGGGTTTGTCATAAAGGATTATTATGTGCTATTCATGATCGATAACATCCATCTGTCAATATCAACTGTGTAGGGAAGGTATGATAATTCTACTAAATTCGGATCATAAGGAGCACCGCATTTAATACCATATTCAACGCAATCGTAAAAGCGTAATCGAGCTGCGTGATTGACCGCTTGTGGGTGCCATGGTGTTTTTAGCTCATGAAGATAGATCAGATGAGAAAGTCGCCTTGTTTTAGCAGCATATAGTATATCTTGTTCTGTAGGTATATAGTTGCGTATTTCGACTAAAAGGCGAAATGCGTCTATAGTATTATGCTGAAGTGCTGAGTATACGCATGAATCAATATACATAGGACATTCATTTTCGAGAGCGTATTTAAGACATTCATGGTTCCGTTTACGAATGGCTTTCTCTACAACCCTCCTATCCCACGGCAATTGAAGTGTTTCGCGCAAATATTTCAAGACGGATACTTGGGTAGCATCACTACATAATTTATGGGCGTATGTATTGCCTATACCCATATCACGACCATCAAAAGTTAATTTTTTTTGTGGGGCAAATAACATGTTTTTGATCGATGGCTGTTTGATTAAATAGTCGATAGATGGAATATGACCGCACACTACTGCGAAATGAATGATAGACGGGTCAAAGTCCATATCTTTTATGATGTATTCTAATAATTCGATAGAGCCGTTTTCAATGGCGTATCCAGCTAAATTAAATGGAGTGTAGAGGAGAGCGTCATTGAAGATTACATCAAATTCCGCGAGCAATTTGAGCGCACGGTATTCCGGAGTAGTCACAAAGAATGATTCTTGTATGATTCCGCTATGGACATTGGCTTCATATTCGCGCATTTGTTTCAAGACAACTGTATTGTTCAGCGATACATGATGGAAGATTTCTACAGGAAGTTCTACGGCAAGAAACAAACAGGTATCTATCATTGCGAGAATATCGTCATGGGTTTCAAAGACGAAATCGGTTTTTATTGGTCGGTGAATGACGGTTTCTTCATTTGAGAAGTCTTCGATAACATTATGATATAATTCGCCATGTAGATGGGTTGGAAGTTGATTTACGGTTAACATTGTATAATTGTGCTCTGTATTAATGACAGAAAAAAAGTATTCAATTTTATACATCCTATACCATTTTTTATTGGATAGCAAAGAATAACAGTTCTATATTTGTGCTTTTTGTAGGGAAGTACGCCCGCTTCAACATACTTGGTCGACAACATTCAATGATAGTTCTCTTGATTTCAAATCGGTTTTTTCCTCATTTAGAAGAGATTTGTATTCGCAATGAGAAAGTGGAATATCGCCATTTTGAGTACATACATAAACATCAAAATGTTCCAATCCCTTTGTCTCTATTTCTACTTCTAGAATATTTTTACAAAAAGCTCTTACAGCAACATACTTGATTCCGGGTGAAATATAAGGAGTCGTAATCATATATTTTATTTTCAAGGGTTCATCCTTAAGTGTTTCTTTGATGAATGAGAACATGAGTATAATGATCCTTTATGACAAAATAAAAAGCTTCAATTTTATGTCACAAAGGTATATATGACTAAGGCTCGTGAAATTCTGAAATATTCGAATCCTACAGAAGTATATCGTAGGGCATCTAAATATTTGGGGAAAACGGCGAAAATCGGATTGTCTCCAAAACGCGATAAAAAATACAGGGTTATTACACCCGATGGACGAACCGTCCATTTTGGACAAATGGGGTATGAGGATTATACGCGACATCTAAATCGGACACGGCGTAAGAATTATTTAACACGTTCAGGTAGAACGAAGGGAGATTGGGCGAAAGACAAATATAGCGCGAACAATTTAGCACGCCGGCTTTTATGGTAATTGTTCAAGAAATTATATAAAATATACATACATACTATATTTATGTATAATCAATTTATGAATAATTCATCGAATCATCATCGTAAACATATTCGTGAAAATATTGTTTCATTACAAAAAACAAATCCTTATGAGTTTGGTCGTTTTATAATGGCCCTGAATCATCTTGAACATTCAGATGATTGGCCTCGTATTTGTGGAATTCATGGGAATACGTTCAAACCGAATGATCCTGCTGTTTTATGTCCAACAGATCCATTGATTGTATCAAAATTAGCAAAAACGGGAGAACCATTCTATTGTGCGCATTCTGTTGAACCATTCATTACATGGCATGTTCCTTATTTATTTGAGTTTGAACAATTATTGAATAAATATAATCATTCTAATGATAAATCTTTTATTGCTCTTCCTTATTTTGATATTACAGATCAAAATGCGGATTATTCATTTTTGAATAAAAAAACAATAGAAGTTTTTTATGAGAACAAAAATATAAAAATAAATAATCCTTTAGCTTCTGCTGTATATTATCCAAATGGTGTAAAAACTTCTATTGAACGAAATGGATATGTTCAAGCAACTACACCGAATCAAATGAAACAATTAGCAACTATACGTCGTCAATTATTTAATACATTACACGCAAAAACATATGAAGAGTTCAGCTCACAATTAGTTTCAATGACAAAACATTATAAACCTTATAGTTATGTTCCTTTAGAAACACCTCATAATTCTATACATGACATTATTGGTGGTGATGGTGGTAACATGAGCGATATTAGTATATCTGCTTTTGATCCCCTTTTTTGGTTACATCATTGTAACATGGATCGATTTTTTTATAATTGGCTTAAAAATCTTGGAGAACATTATGATCAAACAAAAGTATTCACACAAAAAAGTTTGAATGCTACTTTAGCCCCATTCTTTCCGCCATTCAAATATTGTTCGTCTCATTTTGCATGGCAAAATAATACAAATCATTTTATTTTATTGAAAGAAGTATTAGAATTGATCAAAGAATATCCATATACTTATGAATCAATTCCATTGAAAACAAAAGAAACACAAAAGGCATATGTTAATATAATAGATATACCTATACCTCGTGAATCAATGATAATAAATGTTTATTTTTACCCAAAAACGATTGTTCTTTCAGACGTAAATAAAGAAGATTGGTATGCTGGATCCGTTTCATGGTTTGGTATTAATCGTAATAATATACATTGCGAACGATGTGAAAGGACACGTACTAATTTGAAAATCGATGTTCTTGATTTTATTCGAGAATACAAAAAGAACAACTTAAAAGACAACCCGAATGATTTGTCTTTTTACATTGAAGGTAAGGGAAAAATAATAAAGGATGAAATGGGAAATTACAAAATATATTCTATAGAAGATATTTTACAAGATGGAATCATTGATATAAATATTGATACAATTGAATAGTTTTATTTTTACATTTCAAATGCCGATTCGAAGGGCGATTTCAAATGTAATTAGGTGTATAAAATTAAAATTCGGGTTCATGTTTCTTGAATAAACATCCTTGAATCGGCAAATTCGCAATTTGTCTTATAAATGTCGGATCCTGAAATGCCGTTGTGTCTAACCATATTTTGACAATACAAAAATTTTTTTTAGGGGATATCGTTATCCCATTAATATGTTTAGCATGCTCCGACTTCGAAGCCAGTGTTTCTCCACAACATAAATACATTAAAGTGCGCCAGACATCCGCAACTTGTTTGTTCAAAATTCTGTAGGAGAAACAACCCCCCGACCTATTTTTAGGGTCCTCCCACATAGGGGTAATTCCCTTACGCATCAAAAATAACATACACTTCGCTATTACAGCGTCGGGGATCTGTTTATTCAATGCGATAACTTCTTCGGCGCACTGAATATCACCCAAAATAGTAGTATAACTCGATATATCCCACTTCTTGTCGTCTGGTAAATGGTAATATAGATTCCATTTATCATTCAAACCGTATTTTGGGGATTGAATACTCACTGTATCCATAGCACGCCTATACGGTGTTTATATATAAATCTTTATATTCTTTCACTATTACTTATTCTTCCTTTTCGATATTATAATAGTTTTCTTCTGGAAATATAACTTCATTTTTCAATTCGTATCCAGTTTCTGTTATCAATGTATACATATTCGAATCCAGTTCTATAATATTACAGTTCATATCCATAAGACGTATTTTATAGTCCTCATCGAAAAAATAACAAGTCGATTGATATTCCAACGCACGTAAAACAAATGCTGGAGTAAATAACTCATTTCCGACTCTCCACCATCCTGCGTCCATTTTTAATTCAATCGCCTCTTTCATTTCCGGATGTCTATATTCTACTAATAAAAAAGGAGTTGCCACTTTTTTACATGAATATGGATTCATTTCACTCGAAAAAGGCCCCTTACGCGCCAAATAAATGGGCTCTTTCTCATAAATACCCTTTATGACCACCAGTGGAGATAATAAGTCAGAACCGATACGTGAACCCATTCCCGAAACATACTTCATAGTATATTCCATCTCTGCCTTTCCTCCAAACAAATCCTCAAAGAAATAACTTGAAAAAAATGGTTGGATATTTTCAATCAATGTAAAACGTGTAGTAAGTGCGATTCCATTTGGTAAAAGTCCATATATTGCCATCCATGGTAATTCTCTCGATTCCATTCTCGTTGATGTCAGAAAGCAATATATAACTTGGGTTCCATAGTTGATTTCTGAAACTGCCCATTGGATGACTGGATTTTGGTCAAGAAGTTCAATCCATGAATCCTTTATGACATTATAAGTGCGGAGTCCCAATAGAAACGCACTCGTAAATAGGGGAGTAATATAGCGTTGATACAAAGACATTCTACTATATTTTGTATGAGTCTTTTATATTGTTTTTACAGTGTAAAAAAATGATTAATTAATTATCAAATCTAACTACTTATCAAACTATATCTACTTATCAAACTATATCTACTTATCAAACTATATCTACTTATCAAACTATACTAAATATTTATTCTTCTTCTTCAATATCCGAGAGCTCCTCTTCGACCAATTCATCTTCCAAAGGTTTCCCCCAGTTATCTGAAAATTCATCGGTATTTAACTCTGTCGTAGCTGGCTCTTCGATCGGTACGATTTCAGAAGGAGCTTTTGGGGTACTGACTTTTTTTTCTTTTGCTTCGCTTACAACTGCTGCTTCGATTACGACTGCTTCGCTTGTAGTAGTAGCAGTCTCCTTAGGAGATTTTGGTTTGCGAACTTTTTTCTCTTTTGGTTCGCTTACGATTGCTTCGCTTACGACTGCTTCGCTAGTAGTAGTAGCAGTCTCCTTAGGAGATTTTGGTTTGCGGACTTTTTTCTCTTTTGGTTCGCTTACGACTGTTGCTTCGCTTACGACTGCTTCGCTTGTAGTAGTAGCAGGTGCGACTGTCTGTGATTCGACTGTTTCAACGACTTTTGGAGCTTTTGGTTTGCTGACTTTTTTCTCTTTTGGTTCGCTTGCTACTGCTTCGTTTACGACTGCTTCGCTTGTAGTAGTAGCAGGTGCGACTGTCTGTGATTCGACTGTTTCAACGACTTTTGGAGCTTTTGGTTTGCTGACTTTTTTCTCTTTTGGTTCGCTTACGATTGCTTCGCTAGTAGTAGTAGCAGGAGCAGATTCGACAACTTCGCTTACGATTGCTTCGCTTACGACAGCTGCTTCCTTTGGAGCTTTTGGTTTGCGAGCTTTTTTTTCTTTTGGTTCGCTTACAGGTGCTTCGCTAGAAGTAGTGGTAAGTGGTGCTTCCACTACTTCCTTAACAGCTTTTGGTTTGCGAGCTTTTTTTTCTTTTGGTTCGCTTACAGGTGCTTCGCTTACGACTGCTTCGCTGGCAACTGGCTCTTTTGTAGCTTTTGGTTTGCGGACTTTTTTTTCTTTTGGTTCGCTTACGACTGCTTCGCTTGCGCTTGCTTCGCTGGCAACTGGCTCTTTTGTAGCTTTTGGTTTGCGAGTCTTCTTAGGCTTCTCCATAAGCCCCCTCTTGATACAGAACTCGTCGCCGAAAATCTGTTTCAATTGAGTTGCTGCTTCTTCGGCGAATTTTCCTCCTAAAATATCAGTAATAATTTGTTCAACAATGGTAATCTCAGCTTTTGGTTTGCGCACACGCTTAGCGGCAGCAACAATCGCTTCGGTCACTTGTTCAACAGGCATATCAATAACGTTGGTAGTAGTAGGCATTTCAGTATTCATCTTAGTTTATTGTCTTTGAGTAAATTGTACCATTCATCTATTTTGAAAAAAGCTTTTCAATTTTGTCAAAAATGGCAACCATTTGAGAACCTTTTTTCCACGGGCTGCCCCAGATCTGGAGAACAAATCTCACCTTATTATAATGAGTTATAATACAGTGTTTGCCCAGCTAATGAACAGGCTTTCTACCGCCATGTCGCAATTAGGAGAACCAATGCGAGCCAAGGCCTATAAGACCGCTGAAGAATCCATCCTTTCCATGACCGAAGACATACGGTCCGTCCAAGATCTGGCGAACCAACCAGGTATTGGCCCCACTATCAAAACCAAACTCCAAGAATATTTAGACACCGGAAAAATCAAAGCCCTTGAAGAATATGAGAACAAACCGGAAATCAAACTCGCCGAAATATATGGAATCGGTCCTAAAAAGGCGAAAGAACTCGTTGCACAAGGCATAACAACCGTCGATGAACTCCGCACCCGCCCAGACCTTCTGAATGCCGTCCAAAAGAAAGGTATTCACTATTATGAGGATATCCTTAACCGCATCCCCCGTAAAGAAATAGACCTTTATGACAAACATCTGAAGGTTGCGCTAAAATCTTTCCCCGAATCCAAATACGAAATTGTTGGAAGTTATCGTCGCGAACAATCCTTTTCTGGAGATATCGATATTATTTTTACATCGAATTCAGCCAAGACATTTGACGGATTTTTGGATAAACTTATCGAGAACAAAATTATTGTAGAGGTTCTCTCTCGAGGAAAACATAAATGTTTGGTTATGGCTAAAATTCCTGAATCAGAAACATATCGTCGTGTAGATTTCCTTTTTGCTCCCCCAGAAGAATATGCTTTTTCGATTCTTTATTTTACGGGAAGTAAGGGGTTCAATGTGGTTATGAGAGGACATGCTTTGAAAAAGGGATTCTCCCTAAATGAACATGGATTTACTCCTTCCCCCAATGAAACTTTTTTGGATGAACCATCTATTTTCCGTTTTTTAGGATTAGAATATAAAACACCTATTGAGAGAACCGATGGCAGGGCCGTCGTTAGTAGGGAATCCTCTTCGGCTTTACAAATTTCTCAGCATACTATATCTGAAATGGAACTAGAACCAGAACCTGTTGAAAAAGAACAACTTGTTCTCCTAAAGAAAACAAGAAAGAAGAGAGAACCCAATACCAAAAAAAAGAGTTCTCGTAAAAGCCCTCCGAAGGAGTCTCTAGATTCTCAGAAAATGGAGCCAGAGCCATTAGAAGAGCCTAAAGTTCTCCTAAAGAAAAGTCGAAAGAAGAGAGAACCTAAGACAAAGAAAACCTCTCTAAAAAGTCCTCCGTCGAATATAGCTGTCCCATGTGGAGAGCCAGAACCTATTATAGAAGAAACCAAGGCAAAACCCTCTGATAAAAAAAGTATAAAACCAAGTTCTCCTAAATCGGTAGAGTCAATGGACAAATTCAGCGATTTCAAAGAACGAGGTATGACCGTTTTAGAAGAGTTATCAGAGACCGAATTAGAGAACATGATTGAAGTAGCAAATGCCGCCTATTACAATGAGACCCCCGTATTAACCGACAACGAGTTCGACATCCTTCGCGAGTTCACCGCTAAAAAATACCCGAAAAACGAAGCAGTGTGTAAAATCGGCGCACCCATCCAGGGCAAAAACAAAGTCTCCCTCCCCTATGAAATGCCCTCCATGGATAAGATCAAACCCGATTCAGGCGCTCTTGCCGGATGGATGGCTAAATACACCGGACCCTATGTTCTCTCTTGTAAACTGGACGGCGTCAGTGGGCTCTATGTCTGTAGTCAAAAAGGCGAATATAAACTATATACTCGCGGTGACGGATGTGTCGGCCAAGACATTTCTCATTTAATAAGCGTTCTCCGACTCCCTAAACTCCCGGAAGGCATGGCCGTTCGAGGCGAGTTCATCCTTCCAAAAACCGTATTCGCCGAAAAATACGCCGCCGAATTCGCAAATGCTCGTAATCTCGTCTCTGGAATCATCAATCGCAAAACCGTCGATGAAAAAGCGAAAGACCTCCATTTCGTTTCTTATGAAGTTATCGAACCCCTTGTGAAACCGAGCGAACAAATGCGTATGTTGACAAAAGCCGGACTCTCTGTCGTTCAATATCAATGTCAAACAACCCTCACAAATGAATATCTTTCTGACCTTTTAGTGGATTGGCGTAAGACGTACAGCTACGAGATTGACGGCGTCATTGTCATACAGGATTCTATTCATCAGAGGGAATCAGGCAATCCCGATTACGCATTCGCCTTCAAAATGGTTCTTTCTGACCAAATGGCAGAGGCCAAAGTCGTGGATGTTTTATGGGAGGCGAGCAAGGCGGGGTATTTGAAACCCAGGGTCAGGATCGAGCCGATTGGATTGGGCGGTGTCACCATTGAATACGCAACCGGATTCAATGGAAAATTCATAGAGGACAATAAGATAGGTGTCGGAGCGGTCATACAGATGGTTCGTTCGGGGGATGTCATCCCCTTTATCAAATCGGTATCTACACCTGCAGAAAAGGCGAAGATGCCGCTCGTTCCCTATGTGTGGAACAAAACCCATGTCGACGTTTTATTGGAAAATCCGGCGGAAGACGTGGGCGTCCAAGAAAAAAACATAACGCTCTTTTTCACGAGTCTCGAGGTAGACGGATTGGCCAAAGGGAATGTTCATAAACTTTTCCAAGCGGGAAAGACGTCGGTTGCGCAGATTCTTCGGATGACGCCCGCTGATTTCGAGACCATCGAAGGATTCCAAAAGAAGACGGCAGTAAAACTTGCCGAGGGGATTAAGGCCAAGGTAGCGGCGGCGTCTCTGCTAGATATCATGGTTGCCTCTGGTAAAATGGGGCGTGGATTGGGCGAACGCAAGATCCGGCCGATTCTTGCGAAATATCCGGATATTCTTCGGTCTCCTATGATACCATCGGAAAAAGAAGTAGCGCTGAAATCGATTGAAGGCATCGGGCCAGAGAATGCTCGCGAGTTTGTCAAAAACATCCCCTCTTTCATGGAATTCGTAAAAGCATGTGGACTGGAATACAAAGTGGATACGGCACCCCAAAAAGAAGAACCCCCTTTGAAGGCCTCTAGCGAAGTCGTGCAGGGCCCCCTGGCGGGGAAGAAAATCGTCATGACCAAAGTAAGAGACAAAGAGATTCAAACCTTTATGACCAGCCAGGGCGCCTCCTTGGAAGACTCTATGAAAAAAGATACATTTGTTCTCATTGTCAAATCCAAAGAAGATAAGTCGAACAAAACCGATTATGCTGTCAAAAACAATATTCCTATTATGACCGTGGAAGAATTCAAAGGTATGTATATGGTATCAGCCTTGTAATTCACATTTCAATATATTCAATTATACACCTTTGACCTTTAAAATGCCTGTTATATATGATAATTCTGCCTTCAGGCAGAATTATTTATATATAAATGTAATTTATCGGTTGCAAAGAAACAGATACCAAAGGACATTCAAAGAACGCCCATCTTTAGATGGGCGTTTAAAATGTGCAATGGTGTAATAGATATTCCATAATATGAATAACATTATAGTAGTCCAAATCCCTATATATCATCAAATCTTCCAATGCTAATTCGTATCCAACGATTATTTTCATTTCCTGTATTTTTTCCCATTCTGTAAATACATCTGAGAACATTGTTTTTTGATTCCAGTTTCCATTTTTCAATACGGACCCGCATGAAATACAATTTATATATTTCCTATATGACATACTATATTTAGCAACAATGAATTTTACTCGTTCTAAATGACAACAGTGTATAATATTCATATACAATACATCGTTCATATATACAAATGGCGGCACCAAAGGATAGTGTACAGGAAAAACACAGGTAAATTTTGGTAAATTTGTTTCATTTTTCGGAATCATTGCTTCTATTGTTGTTGCTTTATTCGCCGAGATAAATATATTGATTTCTTCATACAAGTCTTCTAAATATTCGGTTTCTAGAAAGATACGATAGGTTCTATTTGACATTTTTTCGACAGGGCAAACATCTGTTTTCTCAATTGTGAAATCGTCATTCTTCGGATATACTTGATATAAATCTGGGTTATTATCAGGTTTCGGCTGTGGTTTCCATATTATATTATTTTTGTCAATTATAAAATCATCATTATTTGGATATACCTCATAAAAATAAAATATTTCCATGTCCCATCTATTATCTTTCTACAAAAGATAAAAGTAAATAAATCGGATATGTTTCGTCATAAAGGATTATTTTGTATATGATGGGGACCAATAATGTATATTTGGTTGTATGATCTAACTAATAGATGTAGTAATAAATTCCTTCATAAAAATGGAAGGCTTTTTTTCTGTTTTTGTCTGTGAGAGCTTGAACTTATCCATATTTGCCAATACAATACATTTATCTTTGGCACGTGAAATAGCTGTAAACACCAATTCCTTTTTGACAAACGGAGAATCTCCTGGCATAAAAACTATATTTGGATATTGACTACCCTGTGCTTTATGAACCGTCAAGGCATATGATAAAACGTAGTCTGAATATAAGGTATTTGTTGATATTTGAGTAAAAGATGATTCACTATCTCCCATATAGCGGATATTAATAAAATCAGAAGAACTATCCAAGATTACAGCTTCATCTCCATTGACCCGATACAGTTCCTCCCCATGATTATCAGGTTGCATACCATTTTGAGACAACATAATCGAATCTCCTACTCTGAACCGAAATTTCGTCATCTTGCTGCTACCTTCAAATGGTGAACAAATAACAATACCAGACCGGTTATATCGTGCTTGTAGTATTATGTTTAGATCAACCGTATTGATTGGAGAGTTCGGATTACTATTGAAGCAGACAACCTTAGTGTTATCTTTGGTAAGAGAGTGCTCATCAAATAGATCAAAGAACTTGCGAACGAATCTGTCTCCTTCGTATTCACTTATAGGAAGAAAGTATAAAGAGGATTCATCAAAGTCACTTTCCCCTAGAATCTCTCCATTTGCCATCTTCAAAATACCATTCAATAGTGCTCCGGTATCTTGTCGACATATTTTATTCAATTTGACAATATTGTTCTCAAAAATGCCTGACTCGAGGATGCTTTTTAAGACAGCTCCTGGACCAACAGACGGCAGTTGATTTGAATCTCCTATCAGAATGAGTTGGCAACCCAATCGCTTACAAAACAAAAGTAGACGTTTGAAGATAAATATATCTAACATCGACACCTCGTCAGCGACACACAAATTAAGTTCCGTCATACCAGTTTCTTTCTTTTTTTGCTCACGGTGTAAGTGATAGTCAATTATATCTTTTGTGTATACCTTGTTATCACTTATGCTACTATTCAAAATATTCGGAAAATTTATATATACACATTTATGAACCGTTCCAGAAGCAGAGCTATCTAACTGAACCGTTTTCTCTCCGATATTTCTCTTACTTAGCTTATCGAAAATATTTTTGAAAGCAAGCCCTGTCGGAGCTGAAACGGAAATATTTTCTAGCTTGTTGATACGGGCTCTAATATAGAATACGCATTCCATAATTGTTGTTTTTCCTGTTCCAGGGAACCCTGTAATTATAGAAAGTCGATTGTATAAGCAGTTTTTGACAGCAGCACGTTGTTGATCATTAAGAATAAATCGACCAGGTTCATTCTCAAAATCGTGGATGAGTTCATTCATTCTCTCTTCAGAAATACCAAGAGAAATGGCTTCATCATAAAATAGATCTACCATCAAATCACTTAATTCTTTTTCAAGCTCCATCAGGTTCTTTGTAGTATAGTAGTCCAAACCGTCGATAATTTTTTTTACCAAGATTTCATTTGATATTAATGATCTCTCAGCATTACCATGGATTCTGTATTTAGATTTTTGATAATCGACAACCATGTCTTTGCAACGGATGTAAAACGTCTTTTTTTCATGAGCGAGACTGTATACCCATGCCTCCATCTTATGTTCAGATGAAACTATTATATTGCGTTTATTAGAGATAACCCAGGCAGCATCAAAATTTAATAACTGCCATTCTGGTGTTATGTAGAGAAATGGTGTTGATAGAACGTTCAATAGCTGTAGCTCTGAGCTGTGCGTTAGTCGGATATACTGTGCCAATTCGACCAATTTATTTGATCGAATCTTTGTTTCTTCTAAAAAGGAGAGAGTTTCTGGCAACGACAGCAAACGCGGCGGATGTCTCTCATTAAACTTTGGGTTCCTCCAGGTTCTAGAACAATCCTTATTTAAAGTAGACGCACTCAGGATGCTTGAATTGTATCTATTTAAGTTGAACTCAACCGTCCTTACGTTTTCTTCTTCTTTTTTCGTAAGGGATGTAAGAACATCTTGGTTTACTATTTTTGAATAGTTATCCTCTACTTTTCCGCTGGTAGTTTTTCTATCCACTAAAAGACGGATTTTGTAATGGACTTCTATTTTACCATCTACTTTCTTTATAATGGGCTTATATGGTTTTTCTTCACTGTCCGCAATAACTTTATATAAATCATTATTGTGTTTTACTAATTTACCCTCCCAAAACATACATTGTATAGCTTGGTCTGTTTTGGATATCCTACCGGTAGGAATGGATGAAGTTGTCTCGACCATATAATGAGTGTTAGGTTTCGAAGTAGTTGGTATACTTTTGTGAAAGTATTGTTCATAGTAGACGTGTGTCATATTATTTATACAATAAAAAATAAATAATATATGTGAATCAATTTTTTCATAAAGGATTATTATTCTTTATTACTTGTGTGGAGACCTCTACTCTAAATATCCAAACTCACAATGTTTCCACGAGAACTGTTATTTCTTCTACGAGACCGTTTTGGGATATTTCCGTCTTGCATGTCTTTCAAACTGCTGACAGAAATCATTGAATCCATACCATATTCGCTTCCAGTATCTTGAATGGGTGGTGGAGGTGGTTGAAGATTGTTCATCATCGGAGGTGCGAAATTCGAAGGAGGTTCGACGACTCTTGTTTTCAAGCCAGAAAGAATACTGTCAATATCGGTTGATGGACCACGCATCTCGGCTCTTTGAGGGGCCGGTTCACTACGGCCGCTCACCGGACCAGGAGGTCCTTGTGGTTGTTGTTTTTGTTGAAGTAAAGACGCACCTCGACCCAATGCCAAATCTGGGCGATTTGGAGGTGGGCTATTAAAGAACGACTCGGTATTATTACCAGGGCGTTGACCCATCATAGGCATCCCTTTGGTCTCTACCGGGGCAGGTGGTGGACCCATATTACGCGAAGGACCTTGGTTCTCTTTCATCAGATTGTTCGCCATGGCAAATCCTGGACTCGCTTGAGACATAGAACTGACAGTAGCATTCGTAAACATTTTCATCAATTCAGGACTCTGTTTGATAACATCATTGAAAGCCGGGGTGGATGATGAAAGAGCCTTGTTTGTGAAATTGACAACAGCAGCAGAGAATCCAAGACGAAGAAGAAGCGATAATTCCGGTGCCAATTTACCCCCCTTGTATTTATCATGGAGTTCGGCGAAAATCTCTTCATAGGAATCAATGTCCTCATTCACTTGTTCTCCCCAACCGTCTAAATTAATATCGAAAGGATTGAACGCTGAATTGGCGTATTCTAGCGAATTGACAGCTGTCATAAACCACCATCCTTGGAGTTTTATCGAATCTTTTTTTCGCTTGTCTTCTAGAGCCGTTTCATATTCATCTTCGACTTCTTCATATGAGGAATCAAGATTAAAATGAGGATTGTTTTTGATGAGACCTTTTTCATACCACTCCTCAATTTTCTGAATCATCATGCGTTTCTTTCTGCGTTTCTCGCGGTCATTCAATTTAGAGCTACTTGAAGGCCCCGATTGAGGAATCTCGTTTATTTTGGAGAATCCATCCCAGGTTTTTGTATTTCCCATACTTTCCGCCGTTGCTTGTCCTAAATATGAATCATTGGTTTCGACTGCTGGTTTGGCGGCCGGTTCAGACGGCCCATTTAGACCAAAAAAGTTAGAAAATGTGTTGCCTAATCCACCTAAAGTTTTTGTCTCCCCGCTAGAACTTGAAGCGGATAGATTATTGAGCTCGTTTTCTAATTTATCTAATTCGCCTAAATCAATATTCATCGAACCCGTTGGCGCTTTTTTCTTATCGTTCATCAATAATTCAATCCCTGGTCCAAAAGAAGATGAGTTATCAGAATCATTCAAACTAATAGACATTGGCTCTAAATCGCTAAGTCCTAAATCGATGATTTCCATGTTATGTTATTATTATAATTAATATCTCTAAGTCCTACGCATCTAAATTTGTTTTAGCGCATACTTGAGCCCATTCCTCTTTCATACGTTCTCTAAAATTAATATAATCCATATCCGAATCTGGTTCATATTGTTGTGTATGACCGTCTTCATCTAAATAATCGAAATAATCATAGTGGTTATGATTGGATTCTTCATACATATAACATTGGATGGTAATACATGTACTTCGCCCATTGTTTTTCAATTGATGCGTCTGATTCAATGTTGGATTTATCCATGTTATGTCGCCTTTATGAAAATCCATTTTCCCAAAAGGGGGAACACCGTCTTTTTGATGACATAAATAGGGATATAGCCGGACATGAATCGACCCATGTAATACACGGATAATCGCATCAGCATTGGCATGTTTATGAACCGGTGAATAATGTCCAGGTGGCCAAATTTCCATGACATACGGAATTCCAGGTGATTCTCCATTGTTCTCACCTAATGTAATTCGCAAATACGTTTCCGAAAAATTCGGTTTATCGGGATTGAATTCCCGGCTTTTTTTCTGTAGAGTTGTATTACACCACAACCCAGGTGTAGCAATGCTATATTCGATGGCTTGTGAAAACTCGGGGAAATCGGCGTCATCCAATTCAAATTGACTTCCCGAGATACAATCATATAACCTTTGTGACACCGGCGGAAGACTCGATTTCGGTAAATATTGTGAAGAAGCAATATCGGTCATGGTCAAATCATTTGTATCCTTAATGAACAATGGAATATATCTTGTTATAGGATCTTTTATGATTTTTAGAATACGAATAGAAGTTTCATTGATGAGAACCCTAGAGAGCCTTTCTAAAAATGGTTTTTCACCGGTCATTCGATAATGGAATATCGAGGTTTCTAATCTAGGTTCTCCCACACCCACATAAATATCTTGTGTTCGGGCATGGATACTTACCCAATAATAGGCCCCTTTAAGGAGAACAATGCCCGATTTGTTATTCGGGTCGTGATAGACCTCTCGTTTATGTTTGTGAATTCGATAAAGGGATACTCGTTCGCTGATTTCTATCCCTAACAAATGTTTATTGGAGGGGTCAGAAAAGGCGATTTGTAAGGGAATAGCGTTTGCGCTATTCCCGACGGATGAAGGGACTGTGTCCCCAACGGATGAGGGGGTTGTAACGATCGAGATGTTCATCGGCTTAAATAGAACAACACCTTGTCCTAATACTTTCAATGTTGTCATATAGGGTATGATAACATTATGTGTTTATATTTTCTCACGATTCAACCACCAGACCCCCTGTAAAAAACAATCCGCCAGATCGTCTTTCTTTTTCCGTTCACAAAGAGTCCATTGTTCTCCTCCTTCGAACTTTCCCTCTTGAAGAATTTGTTCGCAATAAGTTATACCATCTTTTTTATGCGATTGATAGGTCTGGCTTTGTGTAGAATCCTTTGGTTTGACCTCTTTCGACGAGAACATTTTGAGTTTATTTGCAGAAGAAACAAACTCGATTCGGATTTCCTCTTTCAACATAATAAATATCTGGGCGAGCATTCCTTGTAGGGTTTTCATCCGATTTGCTAAAGTGGAAATCTGGTTCTCAATGATAACTACAGATAAATCCGGATGTTCTCTCAAAAACTCCACGAAAATCCCCTTCATGGTTCTCCCTAAAGTAATCAAATCGGCTTCTCCCGCTTTTGCCGACGATTTCGAAACCGGTTGTAAAACATGGGCGTCCAAATAGGCCTGGACATCCTTCAGTAAATCCGGTTTCTTTTTCCCAGTAGAATCGACTTTTAATTCAAGGGCAAGAGCAACGAGTTCCTCCATTTTCATCTTTTTGACCTGTTTGAATCGAGGATGAGGCATGAAGACATCTGGTGTAGAAGCAGCTAAGGCCTTCGCGTGTTTGTCACAAAGGTATTCTTCTTTGTATACTAGCTTAGCTAGATGTGTACATGGTTTCGCCGGGGTTTTCTTGTTTTTCGGTGGATTCTCGGCACAACAACGGTGGATAACCGGTTCTTCTCCTAAGAGGGAGACGACTTTCCAATCGGCTATTTTCCATTTAGTAGCGGATTGATCGAATAAACAATAGGCCAGATTCTTGATTCCCACATCGAAACTGAGAACTTTCATATAGATAAAAAGATGATTCTCTTTTTATCTATGTTTTGTAATTACTGTATTATTTCTGTTGGACACGTTGGTTATATAATTCGGCCTGGGTCAATTCAGGCGCAACCATTCTGGATTGTAGCTGCTCTCTAGAAAGATATATTTCTTTCAAGTCGCTTGCGACATATCCGTTGGGTTTTTGAGAACCTTCGGCGGATTTGTATACATAAGGGGTTTTATAAACCTCTGTTGATGTAGCATCTCCATATCGTTTGAAATAACCAGCATCTGTTGCGCATTGAAGTCGGTTGTATTTCTCTATATCTTTAGCATTCTTGATGAGATACTGACGATATTGCCAATTGGTTTCAACGCCGATTTCCTTTAGCAAATGGTTGTTTAAAACGGCCTCAGGTTGATAGGAGGCCGTTATTACGCGACCATCTGACATGAGTGGCGGAAATCCGTCGTATTTATTATTTGCGTGATATCCTAAAGCAGATTGAGGAAGAGTTTCTTTTACTGTAGGATAAGCATATTCATAGGAAGAAGGTTCAGCGTAAAACATATATATATACTAGCGAATATTATCGGTTTACATAGACTCTTTATTTGCTTCTTCTAGAAGACGAATGAGTTCTGACTTTTTCATTTTTTTTGTATCTGTTGCTAAACCACGAGTGAGAACCATTGTTTTCAAATAAGATACATCGAGTTTACGGTAATCCATTATTTCATTCGGGGTCTGTTCAGGCGCTTCCTCTACAATCGGTTCCTCTACAATCGCTTCTTCTTCCTCTGAAAAATCAATGTCTATAGGCTCTTCTAAATCGTCTAAAGAAATGGATTGTCCTGGCTCGGCAGCTAGAGAAATGACTTTGACATTATTTTCATTGTCGTCGTCTTCATCTTCGTCTTCACTATCTAGCTCTGTGTCAGAAACAACAATCTTTTTGTATTCCTGTTCATCCTTTTCATCGTCGTCTTCATCTTCATTTTCTTCATCGATTCTAGAAGAGGGGAACATTCCCGGACCTGACTGGAAGAGTCTAAATAATTCTGTTGGAAACCCAGTGGGATTTCCTCCAAATTGCGGTCTTTCAACTGGGGCTTGTGCTTGTGCTTGTGTCTGTACCATTGTATCCCGCAAGTTCTTCATCTCTTTCACTAAAGAGTTAACAATTTCAAACATTGTATGATATCTGTCTTCTATTGAAACTAGGCGTCCTTTAAAATGATATACAAGCATAATAATCAAAACGAATGTAATGGCTAAACTGATAAAGAAAAACGTTTCTAATAGACTAAAGAATCCCATTGTATAATATTCCTATATAAGAAACAATAAAACCGAACGAACGGACCGAAGAAATCTACCCGTATAATATATCTTTATGGAAAATTCATCACCCGCTCTACCAAACGCTTCTTCGGGGTCTGTTGGCGATTGGTCCAAAAATACTATCATTATCGTATTGGCCATAATTCTTCTTCTATCACTTTTAGGCGTAAATATTCTCACCCTTTTTGGTAATATGGTAGAAAGTGTTACCGATATTTTCAGGCCAGTCGTCTCGAAAGCCTTAGCCAATTTAGGATATGCTTCCGGAACTCTTTTGGACCGTTCATCAGACGTCGTCGCTGATGCTTCAAAAACAGGTATTGATATTCTTCATGGAACCGTTGATTCAGTAGGCGATTTATTGATAAAAGCAAGTGGACAAGGGGCAGGCGCTGCTCTTGATATCCAAATTAATCAACCCCCAACCATCGCACCTAAATCACCCCTTCCCAATGCCACTACCAGTCCTATTCAATCAGGTGGTCCAGGTAAATCTCAATCGTGTCTTGTAGGCGAATACAATGGCACTCGCGGATGTATTAATGTGTCAGACGAAGACAAATGTCTTTCCGGTCAAGTATTCCCCAGCCAACAACAATGTTTGAACCCCACATTTACACAAAATAGGTCATAAAGGTTTAATGACGTAAAAGATAATAAAGACCCACTTATTATCTTTTTATATGAGAACGATCTATTGTCTCGAATTGGAAAATAATCGATTCTTTCTCTTTCCAAGGGATAGTCCAACATCAAACCCCATCCAACTCTTTTTAGAAGCCGTTATAAAATACGAATACATTCGAGAAAACAAACCTCTTGCCATCAAAAATATTTGGGAAGAAACCCATTTACTCGACCTCGATCATCATGTCAAAAAATATATGCTTCTTTATGGCATCGACCAAGTTCGCGGAGGTTCTTATTCAAATCCCGTGTTGACCCCTGAACAACGCGCCTTTTTATCCGTCGAATTACAAGATACCACAGAGTCCTTTCCTCAAGACGTCATAAAGGAAATCATTGCCAAGTATTCACGTGTCCAATGGTCAAATTCCGAATATATAAAAGAACGCGAGCATTTACTCGAGGAAAGAACCCGTTTTCAAAAAGAATGCGCCATTCTAGCCGATCTACGTCGACTAAATATATCGAAAGTCAGGGCCGAATTAGATTGGCTTCTGAAATATTGCGAAGCTTCTACAGATAAGCTTCCAACCCATCGTATATGGACTCCCGTATTAAACCCGCTGATAAATAGATATCGCGAGTTGTTGCCAATCCTCCGTGATATATATACCTTTATGACCCTTTTAGAAAGACCCTTTGACAAAAATGAAATAACATTGAAACACCCCCAATTCCTTTTAGACGATTTTTTCTATGGATGTTGGAGAGAGCCATTGACCCATACAAAGATCGAACGCGTTCGCCGATTATGCGAAGCATATCAATCCTTTATGACTACTTGGGAGAACCGATTAGTGGAAGCCGAATTTGATGTACTTTCTTGGGGGCCTTATACAAATGAACGGTTCTCATCTGCTTTAACCATCATGGATTTATCTATTTCTCTAAGTTGATACACCTTGAATAGTAAGAGGTGGGAAGGAGGTTATTGGATAGTTTCCTGTTATAGAACATCGCGTTCCACTAGGAGAAATAGGCGTTGTTGCGTTGAAAATCGTGGTTATTGTAGGCGTTTCATATTTACTAGCAAATTCGGGATTCGGTATGATATTATAGGATACAGATAATTGAACATCGTAAATGTATCCAAGAGCAACCGGCAGAATAATATTTGAAAACGTGATATTATTAAAAAAAGATGTTCCATTGAAGGTAGAGGCATTATTACTTATATCTACACGAATTGTATTATTGTATTGAAGTGTATATGTAGGTGTTGGTGTCAATGTCATCGCGGAATAACTATAAAGAACTCCTAAAGATATTTTGTTTATTTGAATTGTAAAATAAGCATTTGTAGAAGAGGTAATACCGGAAAGATATTTTCCTGAAAAGTTTATGGAAAAAGGGGTTTTGAAAGAGAATGTATAAGAAGGCGAAGCGACATTGAAGATGTAAAGTGTAAAAATAATGGGGGTTTCACCCGGTTTTTGAGAAACATTGGCATTATAGTCATAATTCCATTGAATCGTATAAGGGTCCAATGGTTGATTTATGATACCATAGGCTGTATTTGTAGTATTTATAAATTGATAAAGAGGTATAGCGGGGTCGTCATAAAGAAGCATATTACCTGGAACTCCTGATGCCGATGACGGTGTTTTGATGATAACACCTGGAGGACATATTTGGAGAACACCGTTTTCCGTATTTTCAGCAATAAAGGATTGTGAAAAGGTGCGCTGTTGATAAACGCCAGATACGGCTTGAGTATATCGTTGTGCTCTTGTTAAACTATTGGTTTGTGTTGGAAGTCGATTGCTACTGTATTTGAGAATTTCGGCTTTTCTACGCATGTCTAGGTCGAACTTGGTGTATGTCTGGCCAGTAGCGGGGTTGATTTGTTGATAGATATTATTTGCTAGATTGTTATATCGGACGGGTGGGATATTTTTTAATTGTGCGCGGCGTTTTTGGTCGATGGAATTAAGATAGGCCTGGTTATTACAAACAGAGTCGGTCATATAGGATATGAATATAATTTGTAGGGAACCTACGGTTACTATGCCCGCCGTAGGCGGGACTGCCCCTACGACCCCTCCCTTTTAATGAATGGATTTATTGAAGAGTTTCATCATTATGTCATAAAGAAATACTCCTTTATGACAATTGAAAGAATTTGGCGGAGCCGAAGGGAAGCGGGGGATGCGCCCCCCGGATAAAACTTATTGTAATGTTCTCCATTTTTGTCATAAAGAAATATTCCTTTATGACACAACCATGGACCCATATTAGTATTCTTGGCGGAACCCGAAGGGAGGGGGTCGTCCAGGGGGCTGCGCCCCCGGATTATTGTATGAAACTATTATACCAAGCCGTCGAAATGGCATTGATAGAATTGGAATTATAAGTGGATTGTGTTATGTCTTTCGTATTTGGTCCCGTTCGAACAATTGCGTTAATATCGATGACAGAAAGCGCACTACTGAAATACTGTAGATTCGATAGAACACCGTTGAATCCATTCATTGGGCATACAGCAATATCGTAATAATTTTGTTTTGGGACATTCATGAGATTCTGGCGTTTGACAAGATTACCATTGATATAAGCATCAATATATGTATTTTGGCAACGTATGGCTAAATGGAAATATTCAGTAGGTAGATTCGAAATATCAATAATAAGGGCGGATGATTCAATAGCAGGAGTATCAACTGTATCCATCAAAATGTAGAGATGGTTGGGGTCGCTTGGTTTTCCAAAATAGACACCTGGACCATTATTGAGAGAACAGAATTTATTTATACCATTATTCGGTAGACTGACATCTCCTTTTATAAAAATAGGATTATGCCAGTTCGGTGTCACAATCGAACTTGCTGTATTATTACTGATTCTCAGCCAAACACTCCAGGTGAATTCGATGCCGGTCGCTTCATTATTGGAACGAGCAATGGTTTTTGACGCCTTATTAGCAGGGTTTTGCGAAATCATCATCTGTTTTGTTCCATTGATTTGGCCGTCGACAAGCATCGGATTCGCAGGTGCTTGTGCGAAATATCCGATCAGTTTTACAATCAGGAAAAAAAGGAGAAGGAATACGAGAATGACCATTATCAAAAAGACGACTTTAGCAATAATTCCATTTGAATCCAAAAAACTCGAATTGGTAGTTTGAACTTCAGCAGGGCTTGAAAAAGAATCCATCGTATTAGATACAGATTGACTCATAGATTCACTTGCGTCGGATAACGCTGCTCCAGTATCTGATATAGAAGTATTTATAGAGGGTTCACTGGATGGGTTATTCATACTAAATATATATAGATGGATATATATTTTGTTATACTTTTTACAGTCTAAACCCTTGAAGAATTACACCTTTCTCATTCAAAACGCCCGCAAAGCGGGCAGTTATGAGTGGGGAATGTCATGCTGATTGCGCATCTTCGATGCGAAATGGTGTAAAATGGGACATTTTAAATCGTGAAGGGTCGGATATCGGTAACGATTTGAAATACGCCCGACGAGCCGCCCAAAGGGCGGCGGAAGACGGGCGTGTCCCATTTCAAATCATTATCGGTATAAATGAAAAGAGAATAATACCAGTCATTCATTAAAATATTGGAAGGGTATACACATTTTTATCTTGTTTGAGATTGATATCCAAACTATAGGAAGGCCCAAACATACTTCCTTGTTCTCCGTTTCCTTTCATATACTCATTGTAAATATCTCCTGCTGATTGTGGAGTATTCCATCTTGTCAATTGGGATAACATAACAGGGCATCCATTCTCTCTGATCATTCCATTATCCATAACGGTCCCTTTCGCACCGAAAGAGAAGGTTGCGCCTGAATTGATGTCTGTTGGTGCCTGTGCCTGGAATACCCCGTTAATACCATAAGAAGAATTATTATGAATATTGACAGCCGTCATAAATTTGCCATTAATATAAGCCTCTACGAAATTATAACTGACTGAAACAGTTACATAGGCCCATTTTTGAATAGGGAAAGCGTCAGGAGTAATATTGATAAGAACGGGAAGAATAGTTGGTGTAGGAATGGAAGCAGGAGGTGTTGTCATTTTGTTGACTAAAATATCGGCGTAAAGATTATTACTGCGGGTGTCCATGCGCAAACTAAAGAGACTTTGAGCTCCCTTGTATGTGTTATCTCCAAACATCAAAAAACGATCGATTTGCGGAGAAAAATTGTTAATATATACCCAAACGCCTATTGTGTAATTGACACTATAGGGGTCTGAAATGGTCGACGGTGGGATAGCAGGCGCGGATTCACTCAAATCCAGTTTTTTGATAACCACAGGGGTGGCCGTTATAATCGTATAAATGTAATATGACAATAGAACTACTACGATGCCTAAAATAATAATAACTGTATTCATATATACATTCTCCATATTTTTTTTACAATATTGGCGGATTATGAATAGTCAAAAAGTTAAAGTTATAGGTTAGCGCGATTTTTGTCAATGGTTCACGATAATAGACGACATTACAAATCGCCCCGTATAATCCTTCTTTATTCGAATTTTTACCATTGGTTCCATTGACACCGCTTCGCGACTTTTTTACAGTGGATGTCATAAAGGGTGAATTTCCAGTGAATAGTGTATCCGCCGAAGAATATACTGGATATTCGCGGTCATAGGTAAAAGAACGTTCTAAATAACCATTGACGAAAATATCTACAGTCGTCTTTTTGAGAGTAGGAGGAGAACCAGTCGGAGCTGGGGATTTGTAAAAATATTCCAATAGATTTGACCAAAAAGAGGGGGGTTCTGTTGTAGGAGCAGGGGAAGAGGTGGGTAAGGGTTCATCGTATGTTGTACAATTAAATACGATGTTGTTCCATTTTTGAAGGGGAAGAGTCATTGGAAAGGATTGGTCTCCTACATAAAGGATATGGTCGTTATTACCTTGCTCTAAGTTTGAATACGACACTTGAACATGTCTATTTCCAGAAGCGTCTAAAAAAGAAAAAATAGGCGTTTCCACAGCATATCCGGGTTTTGATTTCGGACCCGGATTTAAATAGACCCACATCGAGATACTATAGTTTCCCGATAAATCGGACGGCGTCTTCAAAGGCAATGATGTATTCAACATAACCGGTTCATTGATGAGTTGAATACTCGGAGGAAACATCTTGGTTTTTACAAAGGGAATCAAAAAGAAATACATCATAAGAAATACGACTTCTAGAACAAAGAGGATAACGAGAGTAGAGGAGAATGTCTGATATTCTTGAATAGCTCCGTGAATAGCATCTCGAAGTAAACAGGGGATATAAAACAGAAGGTTTATGACAAATCCCGTCCAACCCGTCAATTTACGAAGCGTTCCAGAGAACAATGTTGCTAAAATAGAAAGACCCACTAGGAAAATCGCCGCGACGACTACATAGAGTAAATATTTATTGAAAATATATTTTGAAAGAGATGACTGTAGGAAATATGCACCAGCGGCAAAAAGACCGGCAACGACAATTCCTCCAAAAATAACATAGGCCGTAACGACTGAACTATATGCTAATACCGTCATCAGAGCAAATACCGCGACAACCGGTATGATAATAAAAATAATGTATGTCATCAGATTTTTTGTAAAGGCTTTTGGGTCATCCGATGCTAAACCTAGTTCGTAATTAATATAGTATAATATAACTAAGATGATCAAATACGAACCCGCCATAAAGGCCATTTGTTGTAAATCCATTGTCGATATATAGTTAAGGATATTATAAGTTCTCTATCGTGGTCTTTTTCCCATGACAATCACGACACAGTGCTACCAAATTGTCGATGTGATTACTACCCCCATGCTCTAGCCGCATTTTATGATCGACTTCGAACCAGGCATTCAATTGTAGTTGACAATCCCCGCATTTCCATCCCTGTCTCGCAGCAACAAATTTCTTTTTCGTTTCACTCACTGAACGTTTTACTTTTTGACCAGGACGGGCTAATCCGGATGACTGAAGTCTCTGTTCTTGAGAAGTCAAATGGTCAACAGGCAAAACGGGAACCGAACCCCCATATGCGGTCTGTTCTCTTTGGTAGTTCTGCCTGCTTGTGAAATCGAGAATCGGGCTGAGAATTTTGCTTGTTCCCTTATCAATCGGCATGTATTTCAAATAGTCGTTTGTAGTTGCTAACATTGGCCCCCAACTCAATGGATTCTTTTTGACCATGTAATAAATAAACAGACCTACCACTGCTATTGCTGCCATTTGATAATATTTTTTGTATTGTGTCGCCAGTTTCAAATATTTCCCCTCTGTATAAACATTAAACATGACCAATCCCGTTGCTAATAAAATCCAAAGTTCAATACGCATCTATATTATCTCCATATTTTTGTAGGGAAAACCCCCATCGAAGGGGGTCCTTGAAAATAGATTTATACAAGTCGGTCATAAAGGATTCATTGCGCTTGCACGCAATCGGCCGACCCTGAAGGGAGCCTTTATGACCTTTTGGGGGCGGGGCCCTTTAACCATATCCGATGTAAATTAAGAACAACAACAAGAAAATGAGAACACCTACGAGAGCATGTTTCCGCCATTTTATATGTTCTGAAAGAATAATCGGTTTCGGTCGGTATTCAGCGAAATACCTTTCTAAAGCAGCATCTAGCGATATTTCTTCCTTGCCTAATGAATGATTCACTTTATTATGTATGAAATGAACCCACTTGATAAAAGAATCGCGTTTGTCCAAATAAGGACTTACCGGGTATTTGTCTAACATTTGACTAAATCGGTTGCCTATTTCAGGATTCGGAATGAAGAGTGGTAGATTTGTAATGAAATCATAATATTTTCTTTTTGTGACTTTGTTTGGAGAATCGGGATACGAAAGCGCTAAAGTGGTCATAAAGAACCAATAATGAGGCCCCCATATTTTTGGGTCAAAAACATCATTTGGATCGGCATAAGAGGCCATAGAAGGAAACTATATAAACGGTGCGGATTATAAATGGGTAATGGAACCTCATTGTGGTAATTGTGGAAAGGGAGGACATGTATTTCATCAATGTAAAATGCCTATCATTAGTATGGGTATTGTTGCTTATACAGTCGATATCTCTGGACAATATCAATATCTAATGATACGGCGAAAAGATACATTGGGATTCATGGATTTTATGAGAGGTAAATATTCGCTTTATAATAAAGAGTACATATTGAATCTGTTGAATGAAATGACCATTACGGAAAAACGCGATATTATGGAAAAAGATTTTCCTGTTTTATGGAAACAGTTGTGGGGAAATCAGTCAGGGCATTATAAGGGAGAAGAAGAGGCTTCACGTGAAAAATTCTATGCTCTTCGTGCTGGTATTATGAATCAATCGGAATCGGATACATATTCTTTAAGTTCTCTCGTGAATGATTCGACAACGCAATGGATGGAAGCAGAATGGGGATTTCCGAAGGGACGCCGGAACTCTTATGAAAAGGATTTAGAATGCGCCTTGCGTGAATTTGTAGAAGAAACCGGATATGATGCTGGTCATATAGTAGAAAATATTCAACCATTCGAAGAGATTTTTATGGGGTCGAATCATCGGTGTTATAAACATAAATATTTTTTGATGAATATGTCATTGAAAAAATTGAATATTACTGGATTTGATAAAAGTGAGGTTAGTAAAATAGAATGGAAGACATATGAAGAGTGTCTGGCTTCTATACGACCATACAATTTAGAGAAAATACGTATCATAAAGGATATTCATAAGACTTTGGAATACCTATGTGTTTGATATGGTAGCGTAATAGTTTCCCAAGTTATTTTGTCCCTCTATTTTAAAAGATGGACAAGAAATTGCCATGTAAGAAAGGATATCGTAGAAACCCAAAAACGGGGGAATGCGAATTAATGAGCGATGAAGTCTTAAAATATAAACAATGGCAGCGCAATAAAAAAAAAGGGGTTGAGGTAGATGAAGAAGGTAATAAACTAAAACCGGATACTCCCGAATGGAAACGTAATAAGAAAACCGCGAAATCTGAAAAACCCGCAAAGAAACGGGTAACAAAGAAGAATCCTCCTACGGAGGTTGTAGAACCTGAAGCTGAAGCTGAACCAGAACAAGAACAAGAACCAGAACCTGAACCTGAACCTGAACCTGAACCTGAACCTCAACCTCAACCTGAACCTGAACCTCAACCTCAACCTGAACCTCAACCTTCAGAAGAGGTCCCAGGCGTTGAAATGACAGACCGTTTATATCCGACTCTAGACGACTCTGATTTTGCCTATAAAATATCGCAACGTCAAGAATTTGCTGATACTAAATACGAGGGTGAAATTCAGAATATTCGAGAACAAGCCGATAAATTGTGTTATGCCCCTTTCGAACTCATGCCTCATCAACTCTTTGTTCGCAATTTTTTGTCTTTTCAGACTCCTTACAATAGTTTGCTACTATATCACGCATTAGGATCAGGAAAAACGTGCAGTGCTATCGGTATTGCCGAAGAAATGCGCGCATATATGAAACAAATGGGTATCACAAAGAGGATTATTATTGTTGCTTCACCCAATGTCCAAGACAACTTTCGACTTCAGCTTTTTGACGAAAGACGATTAGAACAATTACCCGATGGAACTTGGAATCTGAATACTTGTATTGGAAATGCACTCCTTCAAGAAATCAATCCTACAAATTTGAGAGGATTGACACGTGAAAGGATTATTGCGCAAATTCGGTCGCTTATCAATCAATCCTATGTGTTCATGGGAAACAAAGGCGAGTTTGCCAATTATATTCAAAAAGCGATTGCTGTTCCTGCCGATTACACAGAGAAAGAACGAACGGCTCTCATGGAGCGAAAAATAAAGGCGCATTTCAACAACCGTCTCGTTATTCTCGACGAAATTCACAATATACGTATTAGCGATAGTAATAAAACGAAATTAACCACCGTTTTGTTGAACAAAATCGCGCGCAAAAGCGATAATATGCGATTGTTGCTATTATCCGCGACACCTATGTATAACTCTTATCAGGAAATCATCTGGTTAACGAATTTGCTCAATGCCAACGATAATCGCCCTGAAATCGCGGTCGAAGACGTTTTTCGTTCGGATGGTTCATTTGTTGAATCTTCGGACAACGAAGTCAAAGGCAAAGAATTATTGATGAAGAAGCTAACAGGATATGTAAGCTATGTTCGCGGTGAAAACCCCTACATTTTCCCCTACAGGATTTATCCAGAAATGTTTGCGCCTGATCATGTTCTCGGTCCTTTACCTAGCAAACAGATGAATCAAAAAGAGATAACCGAACCCTTACAATTCATTCCTGTGTATAAGAATGGGATCGGCGCCTATCAATCTTTAGGATATAATTTCATTCTCCAGAATCTGGGTCTTGCTTCAAATATTCAGGTCGATAAACACGGGCGTGAACGTGCCATGCCTACATTTGAAAACATGGAACAATTCGGCTATACTCTTTTGATGGAACCTTTAGAATCCCTCATCATGGTCTATCCGAATCCTAAATTGGACAAACGTCTATCTGAGAATAAACCTGGTAAAGAAAAAGATAACAAGGACATCATAAAGGGTATGATTGGTCGCCAGGGATTGTCAAATATAATGAAATTCTCGCGTTCTGAAAAACCCGTTCCCCGCCGTTATGATTACGAATATAAACCGGCCATTCAAAAACAATACGGCAATATCTTCTCCCCGGGAGAAATAGATAAATATAGTGCGAAGATAGCGAATATTTGTGACATTCTTCGAAAACCTTCCAAAGGGATTGTTCTCATTTATTCGCAATATATTGATGGCGGTCTTGTTCCTATGGCATTAGCACTCGAATCTATGGGGTTCTCGCGATATGCTTCTACTCCCGAACATTCAAGAGGGTTATTAAAAACAAAAAGAGAACCGATTGATGCTATTACAATGACACCAAATAATAATGATGGCAAATTTAGACCAGCCAGATATGTCATGATAACGGGTGAGAAGGATTTTTCACAAAACAATAATGAAGATATTAAATATGTAACGAATAAGGCAAACGCGTATGGTGAGAACGTTAAGGTCATACTTATTTCTATGGCTGCTTCAGAAGGGCTCGATTTCAAAAACATTCGACAAATCCATATCTTAGAGCCATGGTATAATATGAATCGTATTGAGCAGATTATTGGTCGCGGTGTTCGCAATTTAAGTCATTGTCATTTACCCTTTGAGGAAAGAAATGTCGAAATTTATTTACATGGAACGGTTCTCGATTATAATGAAGAAGCTGCCGATGTATATGTCTATCGAAGTGCTGAGAGAAAGGCTGTTCAAATTGGGCGTGTAACGCGTGTCTTAAAGGAAATATCAGTGGATTGTTTGTTGAATTTGGGGCAGACGAATTTCACTGAAAAGAAATTATTGGAAGATGCTGCGAATCGCGATATCCGTATTCAATTGTCTTCTAGGGGGGATGAAATGATTCCTTTTCGTGTAGGCGATAAACCTAGGACAGAGGCATGTGATTATATGGAGAACTGCGAACCGACGTGTGCTACCCAGTTGAAAGAAGTCCGGGAAGAGGTCATAAAGGATACTTATGATGAGAACTTTGTCAAAACGAATTCGGTTGTTATTATGAAGAAAGTTCGCGACCTTTTTCGTGAGAACATGGTCTATCGTAGGGACCATCTAGTTGCCGCTATTAATCGGGTAAAGAAATATCCTATGGAACATATTTATTATGCTTTGACCAGGTTCGTTCAAAACAAGACGGAGGGATTGGTTGATAAATACGGTCGGTCGGGTTATTTAGTCAGTAGGGGGGAGTATTATGCCTTTCAACCGGCGGAAATCATGGATGAGGCCATTTCAACTTTTGAAAGGTCGACGCCGGTGGATTATAAACCGGTTAGTTTGCGATTAGAAGTTCCTAAGGAGATTCGGGCTATGGCTACTATGGAGGAAGAGGTAGAAGCCATTCCGAAACAAACTCAGGAGATGGAGAGTGAAAAACCGGAACAAACTGAATCCGTCATGACATATGAAGAAATTGTAGAGCAGATTCGTGGAATAACGGATTTATTGTCAAAAACCGATGTTTCTATACAGGCGACACAGAGGGATTGGTATAAACACGTAGTAAAAGCGAAAAGCGAATTGATGACGGTTCATGAAATGGAATTGGGTTGGATTCAAAAATACATGGTGTTTCATTATTTAGATAAATTGTCGGCAATTGAGAAATTGGTTCTCTTATCCCGTCTTCCAGAGGATGTAGAAAAGGGGGGCGAACTCCTTATTAAACTCTATTTAGAGGCCAGGCGAATGACGGTGGAAGAAGACGGCGAGCAAAGAGAGGCGGTTCTCTTGGCAAATGGTTCGAAGAATATCCTTTTTGTGAAAAGGACGGAAGGTTCTTCAGTGTCTTGGCAACCGGCTACTTATACTGACGAACAGTTATTTGCTTCTATTCGAGCGGCAACCTTTGTCATTCCGAATGAAAAAATACATCGAACAGAAGTGGGATTCATGCATCCGTTCAAAGAGAAAGAGGTCGTCTTTAAAATGAAAGATTTGACACAAAAGAGGAATAATACGGGGGCGAAATGTACGGATGCTTCGAAACAGGCGATTGCTAGTAAAATTGGCGTCGTATTGGGACAACCGAACCTCTATACCGCAACGCAAATTGAGAAACCGGAATTATGCGTTATTTTAGAAATGATCATGCGGTGGAAGACGGAATCAAGAGGTGTCTACTATTTTTTCGGGCCGGAAATGGCGAATGAAATGAAATTGTCGACGCTTCACTGGTAAGTAGGGAACCAAGGTTCCCCTACGACCCCTCCTTTAGGCTCCGCCAAAAGTCTAACATGAAACATCTCATATGGAAGGGAGGGGGACAACCGCGGACCTACGGTCCGCTGTCGGGGCATAGTAATCTTGGTTCCTATACCCTTTATGAAAAAAATAGGAGAAAATTATGTAATTAGTAAAAAAATAAAGGAGGGGTCGTAGGGGAACCTTGGTTCCCTACAAATATTCCTTTATGACAAACCAAATAAATACAAGACTTTATAAAATGAAATGAGCACGCGTTATTTCATTTTATCAAAACCCGTAGGTTCTCCTATTCATGAGACGGACCAACAACAAATCGTTTCTTTAGCTCCGACCAACGTTTATTTACTCCCTCAAGTAAATTTGGACTATTATGTCAAACACGGTTTATTCGAATATCAACTCATCGAATGGTGTTCCCAATTTTGTTCGAAAGACAAGATATTTTTAGATATCGGGGCCCATTCAGGAACATATACCATTTCTCTTGCTGATTGTGCGAAAGAGGTATATAGTTTCGAACCACAAAAAATGACTTATTATTCCCTATGTGGAAGTGTTGCTCTTTCTGGTAAAGAAAACGTATCCTGTTTTCAAGTGGGTCTAGGTTCTCCCGAACAAGTCGGAAAGCAGACACTTAAAATCGTAAGTCATGATGGTGGAGGGTCGTCGCTTCATTCTACTACAGGTATTTTACGAGAAGAAACTATAGAGATAAAAACGTTGGATGAATATGGACTGGAGAACATCGGATTTATCAAAATGGACGTTGAAGAAAACGAGCTCTTTGTCTTAAAGGGTGCTGTAGAAACAATTCGCAGGAATCATTACCCGACGATTCTTTTTGAATCCAATTTTGAGAACACTGAATTGTTTGACTATATACGGTCGATCGGTTATAAAGACATTATTCGTGTGGGCGGGTGTCATAATATGTTTTTGACGGTTTCATGAATGACATCCTTCTACAATAAAATTGAACATAAATGAATATAAATATAGAGTGTTATATATATAAGATGAAACGCCAAACCAAAGGAAGAAAGGAAGACAAAACCAATATAAGAAAAGACGAAAAAGACGACGAAAAAATCCCCATTTATGAACCTTATTTACCCTCCGTGTTATCAATGAAGGTTACACTGCCTATAACAGAAGTCGGGGGAAATATTAAGGCCAATCTCGAAAAACTCATTGTTTCAAAGACGGAAGGCAAATGTATTGTCGAGGGATTTGTTCGCCCAGATAGTGTTCATATTCTCACCTATTCCTCTGGAAAAGTGAATGCGGGGTTGGTAGAGTTTCAAACCACCTATGAATGTATGGTTTGTTATCCAGTGGATGGTATGCGTGTCCGTTGTATATGTAATACGATAACCAAGGCCGGTATTCATGCCGAGGTGAGAGAAAATAAGGGGGTTGTTCCTATTACAATGTTTATCGCACGGGACCATCATATGCATAGCGATTTATTTGAACAGGTAGTAGAGGGTTCCAAATTGGTGGTGAGTGTCATCGGCGTCCGATTCGAATTGAATGATTCCACCATTTGCGCTATAGGGAAACTCGTTGATATTGAGCAATAAAAGCGGTATAATCTATGGGCGTTTTACATAATAGAGATTCAAAACGTCGCTGGTATAAATGTGTATGATCTAAAAAAGGGTATAAACCCATGTTTTTTTATACAACAAACAAACAACATGGATTTAGAAAGGATGAAAACGGTCATCGAATCGTTCACAAAAAAACATCAAATCGAAGTTCTCCGTATCATTCATCAGGGTTCGTCTTCGACGATCAATGAGAACAAGAGCGGAATCTATATCAATATGACCTTTCTGACACCCGCGACAGTGGAGCAGCTAAGCCAATATATTGATTATGTTCAAGACCAAGAGACGATGTTGAAACCATTCGAAACTCAAAAAGAGGATTTCAAGAACACCTTTTTCTTACATCGATAGGTCAAATGATATAAAGATTAAGTTGAGATATATATAGATAATGTCGTATTTGATTTTGAACCAAATGTTATATGGAACGCGTCCTATTACATCTATGAACACCCTTGCCCCCTTTTATTATAATGGAAATCCTTTGGGCCCAATGACACCACTTCCACTTGAATCGCCACCGGTAGAGAAGCCCGTTCCTCAAGTGAAGAAAACCCTTCCATACAGACTGCCACCAGACACCCTTTTTTGGAATATGTTTATCGCGGTTTATGGAGAATCCGAATTCCTTCAAATCGGGTCGAAATTCGCTAATCGCGAATGGGAAGAGAAAAACCAGATTCGTCAGGAAATTGCGAAGAATCCCAAAGCCGTTCAGACAACCAATCATAAAGTGACTTTGAAAAACGTCCAAGAAATGATGTCCGAATATATGACGGGAGTAAGTGCTACATCCCTTTTGGGGGTCATTGGTTTTTCCGTCTATTACAAAATCAACATTTATTTGGTCGACCCCGTAAAAAAGACACATCTTTCATTCCTCCCAACAAATACGGATAAAGAGCCGTGTTTTTTGATTTTACGACATGGGAAATACGAACTTTCGAGTGAGCCCATTCCACTCGATGATTCGTTTGGTTTAGAGAGTTATACACGCCCCCTGCGTGCGATCTCTACATACAAACGCACCGAATTAGAAGATATTCGACACCGTTTCCAAATAGATGTTTCTGACTCCTCAAAAGAGGCCCTATATAGAGCCCTTTCGGAACATCTAGTATGGAAGTGAATAAATGGGTTCTATATCCTAACAAAATTGATAAAAAAATAATATATACACAAAGTATATATTATTTTATGACAGACAAGCAAGAAATGACAGACAAAGGTGAGAAAAGAAAACCAGAAGATGTCATTGTTGAAGACAGACTCAAAATGAAACAAGCTAGAGAAGATTTTCACGACCGTCTTAAAGTATATTTAGGTTCGGGAATGCCTAATTTTCGTTCTGACCATAAGCAAAATGAGTTTGAAATCCGTTTTGGCACGAACACGACTAGTGGGCGTCCCTTGTCAAAAATAGATTATGACAATGTGGTCAAGCAACTTCTCAAGGCGGGATTCACAACGAATTTACCTCAAGGACACGATTATCTTCGTATCAATTACCAGAATTCTCTATCGGATTCACGTAAGATGGCTGATGTCCGTGCGGAAATTGTGGGTCTGGATTTGATTCAAGAATACTGTGAGACCAACAGTATTCAAAGTTTGCTAGACAAACCTTGGAATTCGACTCAAAAGCTCCAGTTTACAAAGAAGAATCTGCCAAGGAATGCCAAAGATGAGCCTCTGAAACCGATTGATATGTATGACATGGGATTTCGCGTTTCTTATCAATTGGAACAGACATTTCACGCTGGCGTTCCTTTTATCAAACAGGTTATTCAAACTTGGGCGGATAGGAAAAAGACATTTCGTATGATGAATCGTGTTCGGTTCTCCCATCCTGATTTACCCATATTCGCCGATTTGAGTATTGTGCGTTCTTCTAAAAAATATGCTGGAAAACCGAGGGCGGACTTTGTACAGGGGGGAGGATATAAACACCCTTCAAATGTTCAGATTCCTACTTATACACTTCAAGAATCCGGTGTTTTGGAAGCAGCAGAGACCTATGAAATCGAACTTGAGCTCGATAACCATCGTATCGGAGTGGGTAAAACGTCATATGAGACGGTAGATCAGGTGATGGATGCTTTGCGAAAGGCGATTCGTGTGGTGTTATGCGGGATCCAACAATGTTTCTATCCAATATCCTTTACCGAACGCGATGAAGTCATGAATCACTACATGAAACTTATTCGCGAAGAAAAAGATTATGAATACAAGAAAATAAATTTTACGGATCGCGACTTTTCGAAACAATTTGTATTTATTGGTCCTGGTTCAGTGACTCTTCAACGCGAAAATGTTTTGAAAAAAGAGGGTTCAACGGCTGTCAGTGTTCTAGAGAATTATACAGTTACGGAAAAGGCGGATGGATCGCGCAAACTTATGTTTATTTCTGGGGATGGACGTATCTATTTAATAGATAACCGATTCAATGTCCAATTTACTGGCATGAAAACGGATGAAAAAACAACATACGGTTCTATTTTAGACGGAGAACTCATTCAATATGATAAAGAAGGTAATCCATTGAATTTATACGCAGCATTTGATCTTTATTTTGTAGGTGGGAAAAATATTCGTGAAAAGCCTTTTATAAGCGGAGCGATGGATAAAAGCGGAGCGACTGTAAGCGGAGCGATGGATAAAAGCGAAGCAAACCAAAGTGAAGGAATATATCGTCTTTCTGTCTTAAACAAACTCGTAGAAACATTGAAACCGTCATCTATCGTCGGTGAAAAACCTATTCAAATATGGAAACAGACAAAAGACAAAAAAGGAAATCCTGTTTGGTTCAATGCTAAAAGCGGTGTCTTTGTGAAAACCAAGCCACTTATTGAATACTCCTGTAATCTCATTGTTCAATGTAAGCGTTTCGAAATAGTTCGCGAAGACCAAACCATTTTCGAAGGATGCGCAAAAATCATGAAAGACGTTGCTGATGGACTGTTCCCTTATCATACAGATGGTCTCATTTTCACGCCTTCAAATACAGGCGTAGGAGGAACGCGCACAGGAGAAGCAGGGCCTCTTTCGAATGCCACTTGGGAACACTCTCTAAAATGGAAACCTGCCGAGCAGAATACGGTGGATTTCTTAGTAACAGTGAAAACGGACTCTTCCGGAAGAGAAGAAATAACACATATTTACAAAGACGGTGTCAATACAACCGGTGCAGCTTCGATTGAACAATACAAGACACTCGAACTCATGTGTGGATATAAGAAATCCGACGGATTTATGAATCCTTATCAAGACATGATTGATGGAGTTGTTCCTGTTTCCTCTAAAGAAGACAAACAATATCGGCCGGAACTCTTTCGCCCGACTGACCCTTATGATGTCAACGCATATGTCACAAAGGTCAAATTGCGAAATGGGGAGATGGTATCCGAAGAAGGTGAATATTTCACCGATTCGAACATTGTCGAGTTCCGTTATGATATGAACCGGGCACCTGATCAACGATGGGTTCCTTTGAGAATGCGTGCGGATAAGACTCAGCAATTGCGAAATGGCGACCGCCAATTCGGTAATGCATATCATGTTGCGAATTCGAATTGGCGGTCGATTCATTATCCTGTGACAGAAGAGATGATAACGACTGGAGTCGGTATTCCAGACCTCATAGAAGAAGGTGTCTATTACAAGGGAAATACGGAAAACAATACACAGGGATTGCGCGATTTCCATAATCTGTTTGTCAAAAAGGCTCTTATTTTAGGAGTAAGCAATCGCGGGGATATGCTCATCGACTATGCCGTCGGTATGGGAGGCGATCTGCCGAAATGGACAGCGGCTAGACTTTCGTTTGTCTTTGGAATAGACATCAGTCATGCGAATATTCATAATGGAAAGAGGGGGGCTTGTGCTCGGTTCTTAGGTATGAAGAGCGAGAATACGTCTGTTCCTTCCTGTCTCTTCGCTGTGGGGAACTCGGGGCTGAATATTAGGGGGCTCGATGCGTTTCCTGGCGACCAGGGTACGAAAGACAAACGCGTGGTTCAGGCCATTTTTGGGAAAGGGGCGAAAGACCCCGTTGTATTAGGGAAGGGTGTTGTCGCCCAATACGGAGTGGGCGAAGGCGGATTCCAGATTAGCTCTTGCCAATTCGCGCTTCATTATTTCTTTGAGAATAAAGTTGCGTTCCACGGATTTCTGCGCAATCTTGCTGAATGTACGCGAGACCAGGGCTATTTCATAGGAACATGTTATGACGGGCGCTCCATTTTCAAACTCCTTTCGAAAAAGCGGGATGGCGAATCGGTGGTATTCTCGACGGAAGATCGCAGAGGCAAGAAAGCGAAGATTTGTGAGATTGTCAAACGCTACTCGGATACGGGGTTTCCCGACGATGATACTTCTTTAGGATATCCTGTGGAGGTATTCCAAGAGAGTATCGGCCAATTCGCTCGCGAATACTTGGTCAATTTCGCATTCTTCGTGGAAAAAATGGAGGACTATGGGTTCAAATTGGTTACGAAAGACGAGGCCCGTCAAATGGGGCTGCCGAATGCTACTGGGTTGTTTTCGGAACTCCATTACGCGATGCGTAATGAGATCCGGCGAAATCCGAAGACAGAAGCCGATTATAAAGAAGCACCCTTTATGACATATGCTGAACAGTCCTTGTCTTTCTTGAATCGCTATTTCGTATTTCGGAAAGTCATGTCGGTCGATGCCGCGAAGAAAGAGAAATTGTTCTTACAGGGGGCTTCTATAGGAGAAGAACCATTGAGCGAAGGATTGGAGATCGCGTTTGAGAGAGAGAAAAGGAAGAGACCGGCTTTACAGGGGGAAATCAAGAAAACGAAAATGCGCGTTCGTCTACAAAAACCGGCGGCCAGCCTATTTTCAGAGGCGACGACATTTAGTCATAAGGACCAACCAGAGTCGAAAGAGTAGTAATAAATATAGAAATAATATATAAAGATGACGACAGTACAGCCATTTATATTTTTATCTTCCAATTGATGAAATTCCTAATTATGAAAGAGGTAATAAATCAATAACATAAGTAAAAAATGACATAAACTTACTATAATAAAGAATATATGAAACTCGTGTTGTTCATATGTTCCATATTTTTTTCACAAGGATTTATCTTTCCTTGGTCCAGATTCACACCCACTCAGTTATATGAATCCCCAAAAAAATACCCTTTTTCCCAAAAATACTTTGAAAGGTATTTGAAACGATTGAACTCCAAAAACATAACAGATTCGTCTGAAGCCATGTTTGGCGATAATGAACCTTTTAAACTTCCCGAAGATAACAATATAACCATTCCTAGAGTTCGTATTATCTTAAATAAGGATATGCTCACGCCTTTTTTACAACCCATGTTTCAACAAGAAGAGGAAGAAGAATTTGAGCAAGAACACGACGATGAATATGAAACCTACAGAAGGAATCGACGTGCCAAAACAAAAAAGGGAAAGAAAGGTAAAAAGAAGTCGGACAATTTCGAAATTGTCGAAGACTCCGGTGTGGATTTCCGCGATGTGGGCGGATATGATGTCATAAAGACTGAATTAGAACAATGTATTGACCTGTTGAGGAATCACACCAAATATGCCAGATTCAATGTGCGAACACCTAAAGGGCTCATCTTAGAAGGTCTACCGGGAAATGGCAAGACTCTCCTAGCAAAGGCCCTAGCAGGGGAGGCGCAGACGAATTTTATTGCTGTCAGTGGAGCGGAATTCCAAGACAAGTATGTAGGAGTAGGACCGCAAAAGGTTCGCGAATTATTTGGATTGGCCAAAGAGAACATTCCTTGTATTATTTTCATCGATGAAATCGATGCTTTAGGAAGAACCAGGAGTCGCGATGGCGAATCCGCTTCGGCAGAGCGCGACAATACATTGAATGAGCTTCTTGTTGCTCTAGACGGATTCCAAAACACTACTGGTATTTTTGTAATAGGAGCGACCAATAGAGCCGACCTTTTAGACCCAGCGTTGATAAGGCCCGGGCGTATCGACAAACGTATTTATATTGGAAATCCGGATGAAAAAACACGTGCGGAAATCATAAAGATTCATTCTTTAGGAAAACCGAGGGCTTCTGTCATAAAGGATATTGAGTTAGTGGAAATGTCGGAAGGGTTCTCGGGTGCGCAAATTGAGAACATATTGAACGAAGCCATGCTGAATGCTTTGCGGGATAATCGCGAGGAGTTTACGCGCGATGATTTAGAGACGGTGTCTAATAAAATGCTGGTAGGATGGCAACCGACTGAACATAAGTTTTCAAATGATATCATTGACCATATCGCTATTCATGAAATGGGGCATGCGATTGTAGGGTTATTATCAAAACATCATTCGAAGGTCACAAAGGTTATTATTAATCTGTCGGCTCCATCGTCGCCTGGATATACTGTGTTCGAATCGTCTTCGGCGAATATTTATACGCGTGAGGCTTTGTTCGAACATCTGATGGTACTATTGGGGGGTCGGATTGCTGAAGAGCAGTTCTGGGGGGTGTCTGTAACGACGGGTGCGATCAATGATTTTGAAGAGGTTCTCAAATTGGCACATAAGATGATAACTTATTATGGAATGGGAGAACATGTTATTTATCCGAGTGGAAGTGAGAAATATAAGGAGAAAGTGGATGATGAAATTACGGGGTTGATAAAAGACGCATATAGGTTTTCTACTTTTATTATTGAACGATCGAAGGATTTCATATTTGAGAGTGCTGAACTTCTTAAAGAAAAGCGAACTGTGAGAATCGAAGAATTGACGGAGTTATTGAGAACAAAATACGCTTATTTATTGGATTTGAAGATTGAATAACAAAGGTATAAACAATCGATTATAAATACCCTAGAAGGTCTTTATAACCTACATGACATATTTTATGCTTCCACGTTCCTATCTTTTTTTATATAAAAATATTCAGTATCAAGAAGTGTCGTCTATAGCGTCAGCACCGTCAATAGCGTCAGCACAACCAATCGATACTACAATGTTCTCACCTTCATTAAGCTCTTATCTCTATCAAATAAAAGAAAAAATAACAGCAAAAGAGAAACAGTGGGACATTTTTAAAAAATATACGAACCCCTATGAATATATTCATACAACGGTTCCACAAAAGAAAAAATCCGTATCAAAGCACAGACCTATTTCTCGCTCATTTTTCAAGATGGTAGAAATCGTCCATACGTTCCGAATGTATTTCCGCGAACCCATTCGCTCATTCCATTTAGCCGAAGGTCCCGGTGGATTCATAGAAGCCATGGTTTTTTTGAGAAATGACACAAAAGACAAATATATCGGTATGACACTTCAAGACTCAGGGAAAAACGACCCCAACATTCCAGGTTGGAAAAAATCCGAAGGATTCATGAAAACCCATCCGAATGTATTACTAGAAAACGGAGCCGACCAAACAGGTAATCTCTTGTCCGTAGAGAATTTCGAATATGTTGTCAAGAAATACGGTGGACAAATGGACATGGTAACCGCCGATGGTGGATTCGATTTTTCCATGGATTTCAATCAACAAGAGAGGATGATAGGCAAACTCCTCTTTGCGCAAATGGCTTTTGCCCTTTGTCTCAATAAATACCGCGGCCATTTTGTTCTCAAAATCTTCGACTGTTTCATGCCACATACAGTAGACATCCTATATATCCTATCGTCTTTTTATGAGAAGGTCTTTATCATAAAACCACACACGAGTCGATATGCCAATTCCGAGAGATACGTAGTATGTATAGGATTCCTTTATGACACTAACGCCGGATTTTACCCGTTCTTATTGGAATGTTTTCGACAAATGATGGAGAACCCTGAAGGAATACCTTTCCGTTTTTTGAATGTAGATGTTTCCCAGATATTTATAAAAAAAATAGAGGAATATAGTGCTATATTTGGTCAGAAACAGATACAGAATATTATGTATACATTATCGCTTATGGAAAATAAGGGCAAAGCCGAAAAGATGGAGAATCTTTTACAGACAAATATACAGAAATCGGCGGATTGGTGTAATCGGTTTCAAGTCCCATTTCATTCATTGTCGTCTCCGTTAAATTTGTTTTTAGGATCTAATTTTGATGGATAGATGGAACAAACTCCTCTTTTTTTCCCCCATTGTATACTTTTGCGTATTTATTATCCAATAACCATTGATTGATATGTATGTTGTCTAAATACACATCAGCCAATAATCGCCCGTATTTTTCTTGTTGTCGATTTTCTAAACGAACCGTTTTGTGTAGAATGAGGTCTTCCAATGCTTTTTGTGCTTTATTTGCCTCTATCCGTTCTTCTTCTGACTTGCCTTTTATTTCTGGGGAATCAATACCCATCAATCGGACAGTGAATCTGTAAATAGGCGATTCAGGATAAGGTAGCTGAGCCGCAACCGTCAACGTATCACCATCATAAACCTTTATGACCTGTCCAGAAGAAATGGGTGGAACAAATGGCTTACAATCTCTCCATTTAACGGGATTTATGGTATTGGAACGAGAACTTTTATGTCTACAAAAACAGCTAAACATTTTACAATGGGATGTCATAAAGGATTATTCTTTCAATTTTGTTTGTTGGGGGTGTGGTTCATGATATGATAGTTATTATATCATGGACGAATATTGTCATGCGGTTAACCCTTTATAGCGAAACGGCCTAAACAAGTGAAGGGTTAAAAAAAGTTGGAATTGTATGAGAATCCCAATGAATACACTCCTTTTCTGAAAGTTAACTGGGGGGTGGGATTTAGCGGAGCTTGAGGTTTATACTAAGAGTCATAATATCGTTGATCTCATTTGCTATTTTGATTTTTTTTAGTAGTTTTTCCCGTGTTTTTGATTCTTGTGTTTCTTTTTTACTCAGGTCTTCATTATGTATATCATTACAATTTCGGATATCATGACCGGGTTTAGAGCAAAAAGAGCAACAGCGAGTATTCGCAAAAGGGATTTTGTTTTCGATGGTTAGCATTGTGTATACTTGATTTATTTTTAAAAAAATCAATCAATTTTGACATAATTGGACCCCCACCCATATTACATACGATAAATAAATGTTTTTTGACAGAGTTGGCCAGTGCGAGGATTGATAACGGGGGTTTTAATCTGTTTATCACCCACTTGAGTTTTAGCAGTATATGCTTGTTCACTTACACCATATGATAATGCGTTGGCAGCTGCGTCGCCATAAGCCGATCGAATACCGCCAGCACCAGTTGTAACTGTATTGTATTTGAGTTGTAGCATACGAGTGCTAGATTCGACGGCTCCCTGGACACCGAATCCCGGATTGTTTGGTTTGTAATAAAGGGTAACATAATTGGTTGTAATATCTGGTCGGAATATACTTTCATTAATACCTCCAAAATAGGTACCAGGTGCGAACCCGATGAGATTTGAGAACAATGTATATTGTGGAATAATAAAATAAGTTGCTCCAGCAGTATATGGACTAGGAACCGGAGTTGGATTTGTTTCTGGAAAATATCCGGCTATAGTACGATTCAAATACCAGGTAACTCCTACTGGTTTTGTATAAGAATTGGCCGTACAATCGTCTTGACTAGTAACTCCGGCATAGAGAACAGCTGATTGTGTGTTTGTATCATAACTTATATTCATCAAAAAGATCCTACTGCTATTTGGTCCGACTAAATAGGTTCCATTCTGGATTTGTATTGTTTTGAATACCTGATTGAGCGATTCAATGTCATATTGACCATCCGGTATGGTCACGGTATAGGTTCCACCATCTGCCCACACATACGAAAATGTATTGTTATTATTGGCGACGGAGATTTGCGGTTGATAACAATGGCTTAACCCACCAGGAGAATAAATATTTGATGCTGCTAATCCGGGACCTGGAATCAACCCAGAAGATCCCTTTCGGATGTATACATATTCGTTCTGTTTGATCGTCTTATTTCTAGAGGTCAAATACTGTTGTGTGCTTGTAGAATAGGTATCGTTATTTCTATTGGTGTTGAATCTGCGAGGAATCATACCGGCACTTCGGCAGCGTTTTTTAGCATTTTGTTGAGGTGATAGGAAACAGGCGTTTGCGTTATTACATGCCCCATTTTCAGCACTTAACGTAGTAGGGTTGATGTCTAATGTATTGACTAAACCATTACTAAATGACTTTTGTGTTTCAGATACGAGGTTATTCCCAGGTGTTTCAAAATCAGAGATTTTTGTAGAAATCCTTACATTACAGTTTTTAGGCAATGTTTGCCCACGAACATTGTGAATTTCGCGTCTATAAATTGATAGGGGGAGGGGTTTTCTTAATTGTTGAACACTGAGCGTTGGTGCGTTTTTATTATTTTTTTGAATAGATGCAACTACTTGGTAGAATATTCTTCCCTTCCAAGATGCATATTTTTCTGGAAATCCTCCTGGATAAGATGACATTTTTATATAGTAGTTATATATATTCTCCAATGAAGCTTACTTTGAAATCCCTTTTTCCTTCTTCCCTATTAAAAAAAATAACACTAAAAGCTGCTATATTAGTTGGCTTGGTTATCTTTTATTTAGTCATTATCTTCTCTAATTCTAGAGAAGGGATCGACACTCCACAAACTATGGAAGATGTTAAACAAATGTTAGATACAGAAATTAAAAAAACAGAAGTACCTAAGGAAACCGAATCTGCACCAACATATGTAGAAATGACTCCTCCAGCACTTTCTACTCCTCCTACTCGTGCTGGTCCTGCTGGTCCTGCTGCTCCTACTCCTCCTACTCCTGATGCTCCTATGGTTGAGACCCTTGTATCCTCTTCCGCAACTTCTTATTCTACCTATTAGGCGATGAGTAAAACTATATAGAATATTTGTGTGAAATATTCTATGTTTTTATTATTAAACCAATCTAATTTTCATATTCAAAACATTTACTTTTTAGAAAAAAAAATGAATATGATCATGGAAGGATTTTTCACAAAAATCATATTTTCAACCGAATTTATGACCATGAATGGCCTTTTTTTTAAAATACCATTCTCTTCATTGAATTCATCCAGTCATTTTCTATCCATTTCTCCGAGTTGTCATAAAGATATTATTCAACGATTATGTTCTATAGAAAGGCATTTGATTCAATATTATATGATGTTTTACAATTCGAACAAGACGCCGGTATATTCGCTAAAATCGCAATTACAACGGGGGCAGGTAAAATATTATAAAGATGTTGCGCAGGGTTCCACAGAAACGGCATTTTATTTGAAAATCTCGGGGATTTGGGAAAACTCGTATGAAGTGGGTATGACATTCAAAATTATCGAATATACACCTGTTTCTATATAAAAGGTATAAAAACAATGAAATATAATCCTTTAATGATTCCTAAAATCCTCCACCAAATCTGGATAGGACCGAAACCGGCTCCGGCGCATATGATGAAAACTTGGAAAGACAAACATCCGGGATTCGAATATATTTTGTGGAATGAGGAAGAAATCGCAAAAAGAGGGTTAACGACCCGTTGTCAAAAACAGATTGATGTCATGGCCGAAATCAATGGAAAAGCCGATATTTATCGTTGGGAAATATTATATCGATTCGGCGGATATTTTGTAGATGCCGATTCTATTTGCGTTGAACCTTTCGATGATTATTTCGAAGGAAAGGCGGGATTTGCTACTTATGAAAACGAGAATGTTCGAGCAAATCTCGTCGCAACCGGAACAATGGGATTTGTTCCCGGACACCCCCTTTGCCGCGATATCTTGGATTGGATTGCGAGCCATCCGGAAGCTCAAACACTTATTAAAGCCACTCGAGCGTGGTATAGTGTTGGACCAGGACTCTTAACAAAGATGTTGGATACGGGTAAATATCCAGACATCGCCATTTATCCGAGCCACTGTTTTTTGCCAATCCATTTCACAGGGCCGGAGTATACGGGTCATAAACGAGTCTATGGATACCAAGAATGGGGAACGGCTAAACAGAGTTATGAAACAATGAGTTCCGTTCAATTGCCAGATTGTTTGAAGACACCACCCAACTGGTACTCGGTTCTCATAACGAGTTATAATACACCGACGCCCTATATCCGCGAATGTCTAGAATCGATCAAAGCGCAAACCGGATATTTCGGTATCGAGGTCGTTTGGGTGGATGATGGATCCACTCCTGAAAATAGTAGCGAACTCGTGAGAGAACTCACCCGCTTCCAAAAAACCTCCAGATTTACCAAGTTCGTCTATTTGAAAAATGATACCAATCAAGGAACGGCGAAATCGAGCAACCGAGGACTAAACTCATGCTCGAGTGAAATCGTATTCAAAATGGACTCGGATGACCTGATGTTGCCAGACAGAATGACACAACAAATAGCCTTTATGACCCAATTTCCAGAATTTGTAGTATGTGGTGCGAATATCCGCCTATTTTCAATGACTTCCGATGGGAAGAAACAGTGGGTGAATGAAACACATCATCCACATGAGATGACGTGGAACGAATTGTATCGAGACCAGCCTAGTTGGTATGTAAATAATCCAACACTCTGTTATAGAAAATCGGCGATTCTCAAGTTAGGCGGCTATCGAACAGACGATGAACGTATATTGTATGTTCACGAAGATTACGATTTGATGGCGCGTATCATAAAGGTTTATGGACGGGTATGTACTCTTCCGTCGGTATTAGTATTATATCGATTACATACTGGACAATTGACCTATTTAAATAAGACAGATACACCTGAAATGGCGGGTATAAGACGCGATATTTTAGAGAGAGTCTCTCAACTCAGTTAAACAGGATTCAATTCCTTTTGTATAATTTCGAATACAGATTTCTTGAAGATGAGCAGGGGCGATTTTGAAATCTGGATTTATATCCCACACTTTTTCCGACTTTTCTTGGAAAAAATGTTCGACCATTTCTTCTACAATAGAAGGACCTATTCGGTCCATATGAATGATCTGGTCAATCCGGCCCGGACGGAGAAAAGCGGGGTCCAATGAACCAATATCGTTCGTTGTGAAAACAATAACAGCGTCATATAGTTCATGAACTCCATCCAATGTATTGAGAACACATTCTAGTGTGAACTCATCTTCTTTTTCTAAAGGGAGTGTGCTCATTTTCATCATGGTCTCGATTGTTCCTTTTAGCAGGTTCTCTTCTTTGTCGTTCTCCTCCTTTTTAACCGGTTGCTGTAAAGCTTCGCGCACTTTGACTGTTTTTGAAGAATTCGCGTCAAAATCCTCGAATACCAGAATGACGTCTTTTTGCGTTAGTTTTTTATAATGTGTCCTACAGAGGTTTGTAAAGTCACTGGCGGTTTTAATACGCGACCAGGGAACCATAATACAATGTCTGCCCGTTTCATTCAAAAAGGCTTTAATGAGCGACGATTTTCCCGTTCCTGGGGGGCCGTGTAATAAATACGTTCGTTTATAGGGGATACCTTGACGTTTGTATCGGGCTTCTACATCCTTTTTATTCGGATTGTATTTCGAAAACTCGCGAATGCTTTTCAAAATATTCCCTTTATTCTCAATAAACAAGTTGTCAAATGTTTTATTGGAATGGAAAGGCGATTCTTGAAAACAAAGCGAAAGACATCCATCATCGTCTTTTCGAGACCTTTCGTATTCATAAATCGTCTGTTTTTTCTGTTTTTCTTCTAAATACTCTTCGTAAGCTGTCATACATGATTCTACGAACTTGGAGAGAACAGATAAATGGGTCTTTCCAGGTTTCGACAATCGGAATGTCATTTGTTTGGAAGAAGAAGCTTGGACTTGTTTTTCTTTGGAATCATCTTGCGCCTCTTTTTCTTGAACCAGCTCCATATAAATATCGAGTTCGGGATGAATACAAATCTTCTGGCTATGAGAGGGGAACAATACGAACCCAGCGACGGTTTCATCATACCAATGCGAGTTTTCGAAGTTCATTTGTTCGATGAGTGAGAAAATACTGGTTTTATGAGTGTTTATATAATGATTGACAGCTAGAAATCGCTCGCTATATAAGGTTTTTGAATATCTGGTGGTTCCACTTACAAAGGATTTGACATGATAGGGGATAATGAGGGAAGATTCGTCTTTGTCAAAAAGATGTTCTATTAACCATTCCTCTATTCGATGGTAGATGGAACGGGGGGTATTCTGTAAAAGGACCCAACCACTGTATAAGATAAAGACATAGTAGGGGCATGAAGTTTCTGATATGAACTTGCTAAATAGAGAGTATTGGAATAAGTGCGAAAGGTCCATTTTTTTATTATAAAGCGAATGCTTTATGTAGATTGTAGGGCCGCTGCGCTGTACCTTTGAGAATTAGTAGGGAACCGATGAGCCCCGAAGGGGCGGAGAGGGTACTATGCCCGCCTTCGGCGGGACTGCCCCCTACATGGGGTCCTATGGACCCCGGCCGTGCGCCTTCGGCGCACATGACCCCTCCCTTCTAATGAGGGAGTCTTTCGAAGGATTTTTAAGGGGGGGTCGTGATGACTAGTCATAAAGAATGATTCCTTTATGACAATAATGGGGAGAACATATGAGGGTTTTTACGAGCGGTCATAAAGAATAATTCCTTTATGACAATAATAGAATAAGGGAGGGGTCGTAGGGGAACCGTAGGTTCACCTACTTAGAACATCATTTTCATAAGAGGACGACCTCTTTTTTGTTGTGAAGTTCTCTGAAATGGAACTGGCCCTTCACGTATATCGTGAACCTTAGATAATTCGGGTTGTTCTTGAACAGGTGTTTGGAATGAGTGAACATTAATAAATCGGCTACTTTTAACAAAAGTATAATTTACAAAAGAAAGGGTTCGAATACCATCTTGATTATTCTGGTATTTTACCTCATCCACATATCTGTCATACTCTCCGCGATTGACCACACGTGTAATTCCATCTTTTAATTGAAGAATGTTTTTGTCTAGAATAGGATAGAATTGAGAACGGTCGATCTGGAGTCCGGCTTGTTCTACACGGCGTTGGAAAGCATTGTCTTCATAACCCCATGCCCAGTAATTTGGAAAACCATTTGTTTTTTCAAAATCTGCAGCTTTGATACTGACAATTCCTCCAAGTGTGAAAGTATATCCGTAAAAATGTTTGACTTTTCCGAGAGTAGTTTCGTAATCGATGAACCCTTTTGTATATGGCATAGTATCAACATCGTTAAAAACGAGTGTTATGTTTTGGTAGTCATTTGGAAAACGGGATTTGACGTATAAGAATCCAATATTTTTCATTGCTCCACGATTGAATGATCTTTGATCGGATTGATGCGAATATAATATAAGAGTCTCTCCTGGTTGATAATCTTCTAAAATAGTTTTCATTTGAAACTCAAAAAAACGTAATTGTTCTTCTCGGTCGCGATAAGGGACAATGAATATAATCTTTGGGATAATATTAGAAACTTCGCCAATAACCATTGTTATTGGTTCTTCTACGGCAGGCGCTTGTACAACAGGTTCAGGTTCAGGTTCAGGTTCAGGTTCAGGTTGAGGTTGAGGTTGAGGTTCAGGTTGAGGTTCAGGTTGAGGTTCATGTTGAGGTTCAGGTACAGCAGGTTCTACAACAGGTTCAGGTACAGCAGGTTCTACAACAGGTTCAGGTACAGCAGGTTCTACAACAGGTT